GGGTTACCCTATCTAGGCTATCCACCTAGACTCCAGTCCAACGGAGGGTCAGGGTCAAATCTGACCTAGGGACGTTACCACTGCAGGGATGCAGGAGTAACAGCAGTACCGGTAACTCAGCGGAACTGAGGAAACAAATAAATAAGAAAAGAAGGAAGACAATATGTCAGAATTCAATGTATCCAACACTGTATCAATGACAGCAGAGGAGGCACAAGAAGTATTACGTGCAGCCTTCGTTGACACATCAGTGGAGTCGTCAGCAGAGCACACGATGTTGGTGGACGCTGTTCAGTATCTGATCTTGGGTGGATTCACCTACGACCAGATTGCTGGCAACGCTATCAGCATGGCTAAGCAAGACAACGACTACAGCATGGGACGTGTATTCGATGTGTTCACTAACCAGAACCTCGAGTACGGTCGTAAGCTTGTAGAAGTTGCTACTCGCATCGAGCCAAGCGACATCGTTACTCCATCTATGGCGTACTCGGGTAAGTACAACCGTTCCCGTACACAGTTCATTATCAACTCTGGACTGTTGACGGACAAGAAGGGTCGTCAGTACTACGAGGTGCTGCGTCAGCGCCAGTACGTAACCAGTGGCATCGTAACTGCAATTGAGCAGTACGAGAAGCTGAACGGTGCTGAGCTACGCATCAAGCTGTACGTTAAGGATCTGGCACAGCAGAAGTTCTACATGCTTCCAGAGACAGGTGCTACCAAGAACCGTGCAATCGCTCTCGGTTCACCTGTAGTGTACGACACCGTTCTGAACCACGTTCAGGCCAGCGGTGTTATCAACACGTACTCTGAAGCACTCAACAAGCTCTCACAGGAGACTGTGGAAGAGATGGCTGAGGACCAGAAGAAGCTGTTCCAGCAGATGCTATTCCTTGAGACATTCAAGAGCATCAAGAACAACCTGTAATAGGTTGTAAGTAGTAGGTAACCTCGCCCTGGTGGGCTTGGAGGGGTTCGATTCCCCTCCGAGGTGCTCCCTTATGGGGAAACTAAATATAAGTAAGAGAAAGGAATATAATCATGATCGAAGAGCGATTTGTGATAACTTGGATTGACCGGCCTACTCTATGGGATAGGATTGTCCATAAGGCTAAGACCAGGTGTGGTGTTATACAAGATAGTTTTCCATCCGTGGAAATGGCAGTCATTAGTATGACTGAGTTCTATGGTATAGCACCTACCAAGTGGGTTATTAATGATGAGGAAGATACTATCTCCGCGCATGTCGTCGGGGAAACAAACTACTCATCTAAGCCCATCAAACTTACCTATACCATATGCCCATTAGTATCAGAGTGGGCTCTGGATGGAATAGAGCTAAGCTTCTAATTCAAGTTCGATATGTTTCACGTGGAACGTATAGGCTATTATGCTAATAAGCTAATACCCTAGTAAGGAAATAATATACGGGTGTATTGGATCTCCGCATATGTTAGTCAGTATGTTCCACGTGGAACATTATATCGATCCGATATACATATAATAGCTTATTTACTTAGGGCATAAGATCGGATCATAGTAAGGTAATAGCTTATTATGCTATGTGGCCGTTTATTTCCTATATATTATAAAAATGGGCATATTTTGAGACATGTTTACACATATCTAAGGCACTCTCTTTACCACTATAATGGTACTCATATGGAGCATAGTGGTTTGATGTGGAGCGATGTGGTGTAAAGTGGTGTGGATACCTTAGGTATACATGCAGTTTATAGGTGGCTGTGTAGTCATCATCATATAAAGGTATGGTGGTGGCTACAGGGTTATCTATGTACGGGAGTACAGATATATCCTTCCCTGGCTTGGGGGTATGCAAGCTAAGTAAATAACAAGAAAGTAAGGTAGTGTTATGCTAATGACACTTCACAGCGCGTGCTGGAAGTACAATCAAGTACGTGTAGAAGATAGTCCTTTGGGCTATGTCTTTGATGAGTGGCTGGAGTACTTTGGCCGTCATCATATACACGTTGGTTGTTTTGATTTGTCAGATACCTTTGCGGTGGTTAAGATGGAAGTCTCCCCCGCGGGTGTCTGGCAACTTATATCTAGTACTCCCAGGTTGAAAGAGGTCACCGCAAAATCTCTGTTTCAGGACACTAAGAAAGTGATCCGTTCAGAGGTTAAGCACGGTCCGTTCCAGTCAGTTAATAGCTGTACGGAACATAAGATCGCGAACTCTTTCTTCCATCTTGTACAGAATCAGCATATTGATTTGTACAATCCAGAGCGTGATGGTGTAAGCCAGTTTTAATCATTGCACAGGTCTCCTCCCGATGAGGGGAGGGGGCCGATGGGGTGATTAATAAAGAAGTTAGTAAGAATCACTCCAAATAAGAAAGGAGCAAGGTACATGGAAACACTGCGTAAGCTGTGTATATGTACTTCATTGCTATTGATGGGAAGTTTAGGAATTTCGGGGCAAGTATTTGCTGCACGCCCGCCCGCGCTTCCACATCAGGTTCAGACAGTAACTAAGGCTAATCTGCACTGGTATGAGAAAACCATGCCAATTGTGGTTAAGCACGAGGTTCCTGCTCTGATGCAATGGAATACAATGTCCACAGATGTAACAGCCGCATGGCCTTCTGCAACTGATCCAACAAGACAATTGCCTATCCATATACAAGCACAGTTTGCCTGTATTCGATACCATGAGTCTAGAAACCACTTAACTAGTGTTGAGATACACACTAAGGCGGCTGGTTGGTATCAGTTTATTCCATCCATATGGAATTATGCTAGAGGGTACATACATGGATTGCCTGCTACACCACAGGCAGCAACTGGTGATCAACAATCACTTGTGGCTGTCTGGTATTACCAACGTAATCACAGTTTGGTTCCCGAATGGGGTCCAGATTTGAAGATATGTAAGTAATACGGTATCCCCGATGGTCGTAAGGTAAGTTCGACTCTTGCCTGGGGTGCTGCCGGGAGGCACAACAAAAACAACAAACAAAGAAGGAGGACATAATGTCCAACAGTAAGATGAGCCAGGTGATCAAGACTGCGTTAGAGTTAACTGACACAGTTCTTGGGCGTCCTGCTACCCGAAGTCAAGTTATTCAGGTTATCGAATTGATTGAATCATTTGATAGTTCTGTTAAACCTGCAAGTAAGGGAACAGCAGCCGTAGCTACCAAAGCTAAACCGCCAACTAAGGTTAATTCAATGAATGCACGTAGCAAATCATTGCGTCGTCCTTATACAAAACCATCAGTAATAATTAAATGGTCTGAATTGAATTGGTGGCTTGACGAAATCCTTGATGGAAATAGTCATGTTATTGGTTATAAGGAATTAGCTGCTATCTTGCCTATCCATCAGATGAATGCTCAAGCAATTGAAACTAAATTGCGTAAAGAGGCACGAGTCAAGGGTTACAAGAAAGTTAAAGTTAACTTTGACCGTCACAATGGCAAAATGACTGTACATGCAATAAAGTAGTATATTTCCCTAAATAAGGGGGACTGCAGCATGGAGGATGTTGTGGGTTCGATTCCCACCTGCAGTGCCGGAGTCACATAAGTGACTGCCCTGGTGCTAAGGAAGCACTACAAACTAAAATAAACAAGAAGAAAGTAAGTAAATCATGAGTGAAGCAACATACCAAGGCATCCCTGTCCCTCAATGCTACAAGGACTTGGAGGACGTGCTGGCGGCCGGTGTAGACCGTGTCATCCTTTACGGCCCTCCAGGCACTGGTAAGACATACTCTGGCCTCAACTTCGGCATCAATGAAGCTGGCTCCGAGCGTCTTATCTGCTCAGAGGATATGACAAATGCTGACGTATCAGGTTCAGTTATGCCTAACGAGGTTGGTGGATTCACCTTTGTCCCAGGTGCTGCATTACGCTCCTGGATCGGCAATGGTACTACTGGTGCTCGACTCGTTGTTGACGAGATCGACAAAGCTGGTGGTGACGTACAGTCAACTTTGCTTGCATTCCTAGACAGTGTTGAATCATCATCATTCAAGCACCCCTACACTGGAGAGTTGTTTACTCCAAATCCAGGGTTCTCGGCTGTGATGACCACTAACTTGGAAGACATGGACGAGTTGCCAACTGCACTTAAGGACAGATTCCCAATTGCAATCAAGATTGATGCTGCTCATCCAGCAGCTTTGATCGCAGCATTGCCTGTGGAATTGCGTCAGCTTGCAGCAGTTATTGTTGCAGGCCGACCTGGCCAACGTGCTTCTCTACGTTCATTCAAGGCTTTCGAGCAGCTTCGTTCTGCTCCTGGCTTTGGCGTAGAGCGTGCAGCTCGTATGGTGTTCGGCAAAATGGCTGATCCAATCATCGATGCTCTCAAGATTGGTACACTCACTCCTGAGTTCACACTATCATGAGTGAAGTGACTCCAAGCTACCTTGAAGATGAAGTAATGCCGTTACCAAACGTTATTACTTCATTCCGTGAGGATGTTAAGGATCCAATCAATTGGGAAATTGTTCCAACTGTCGGTGACTTCGGAGCTAAAGTAGACTTCATTGCTGGTATAATGGCTATTCCTCTTTCGGGGGATAGCCATTCACAGCGTCTACAGCTTGAGAAGCTTATCGAAGCTCGTGTTACTCCTCTTGACTCATCAATCTATTCTGGTATTGCTAAAGCATACAATAACAACGGTATTACAGCCGATGTATTACGTGTTGCTGAGCAAGCTCGCATCAATGCGATTACAGAACAGTTTGCTAAAGTCAAGCAGTTGGATCACGAGCCTACCGGAGCTGAAAAGACTTTTGGTAAGCGGTTGGCTACAGCTGGTGATATGCGATCTTGGGATGCAGCAGTTCAATTCACTGTTCAGAATCATAGCACTAAGAGTTTCGACTCTTTTGCTAGCGGAATTCGTTCCGTTAGACCTGAATGGAGTCAACGACTGCGTCAACTCAATAAGTCAATGAAAACCAATTTCAATGGCACAGCATCTGAGTTAGGTGATACCATTCCAGTAAGGTTTAACAGTAATTTTAATATCCCAACTGGTTTTCGTCACACTCTGTATGCTGCTTCTGATATTGCTGACTATGTGTCTTCTGGGTACAAAGCCCCTAAAGACATTAAGGATATACACAGCAAGAAAGAAGAGCAGCGTGCAGCTAACTATGGTGATCCTGATAAGTTTGATCCTGACAAGAATACACTTGGTGATCAACCTGTTACACTCAACACTGATGATATGCCAGATGATTTCGAATTTGACTATGACAATGGCGAATTTGGTAAGTTAGTCTGGGCTGATGACAAGCCACTAACCGTTGAGGTTAAAGGTTATATGCGCCGTAAAAAGCGTGGTATGCAATCAGGTCGTCGTGTCTCTTACCCATCACGTCTGCTTACAGATCCAGAACGTAGGATCTTTGGACAGAAAATCAAAGTTAAGGGTGGCATCGTTGTTATTGACATATCAGGTTCTATGAATTTGAAACAGTCAGACATCGAAGAGATTGTTGAGGCAGCTCCTGCCGCAGTCATTATGGCATATAGTGATTGTGGTGGCGACAGCCCCAACGCTTGGCTACTCGCTGATCGTGGTTGGCGTGTTCGAGACACCGGTGACATCGGTGGTATGAACAATGGTGTTGACGGTACTGCATTGACGTGGGCAATTCGTCGTCGTAAGCATGGCGAAGACATTGTCTGGGTCAGTGACGGCCAAGTTACATCTATGGGTAGTGGACAGAATGATCAAATAATCATTCAGTGTGCTAAACTCGTCAAGAAACACAAGATCATTATGATTCCTAGTGTTGAAGAAGCAGTATCAATGTTTAAGAAAGGTAAGCTTATTAATAAGCCTGCCGGTCCTATTCGTTCTGCTTTGCTTGGCAAGTCTTAATCACGCGTTCCCTGAGTAACGTTATATAAACTCAGAGACCTGGGGGTCTATCAAGCGACCCTCAGGTGCCATGCATACTATTTGGTATGCAGTGGGCCGTAATTGGTCCTGTAAGTAAGCAATAAAAGGAGTAATATGGAAGAGTTTGATCTCGACCTAACACTTGACGAAGCAGCAGAGGCACGTATTGCTCATGCTGATTACCTCAATCGTATTAAAGATTGGGGCGTTGAGATGGGTACAATCATGGAACCATTTACTAAAATTGCAGCAATGCTATTAGATGAGGATAGGTCAGAAGATGACTTAAATCTTATTACAAAAGTATTCCCACTTGGGCTTGGGCTTGCAATTAATCAGTTAAATGAGTTTTATGAAGAAATGCAAAAAGAAGCTGTTAAAGTTCTTGGTGCACCATTCATGCTTCATGATCAACACCACCCTTTATGTGATGAAAACGAAGGTCGTTGTGGCCATCAAGATCATTACATGCCAAAAGATAGTGAATAGTAAATTGTTTTACCCATGGTGAAGGTCACTACCATTAAGTGTGGCTACAAGTAAGAAAGTAAATAAAATGATAGTAACAGAAGAACAGTTGCAGAATATTCGTGACAAGTTTACTGAAAGTGAAGACCTTGAAGCAATGCGCAATCGTGCATTGAAACTAGTTGAGACTTTTGGTAAGGTTAATAAATTGGTTGGCCTTTACAATGAAAAGGCTGAATCACTGGAAATGCAACGTAATCTCTTAATTGAGATGATTCGTAATTTTGTTGATATTCTTAAAGAGCTTCAAATATCTCTTGAGAATAACGGAGTATATTTTCCAAGTGAATTAAAGAAGATTATTGCCTCGGCAGAAGAGATTCTTTAATATCAATTATTAACAAGAATGAAGTCTCTACATAGCCTATTGAGATGGGTTATGGAGAGTGCTTTTCCTTCTTGTTGTTGCATCTCCATAGCCCTTCTGGATAGGCCAGGGGGCTTTATTGATCTGTGATGCCAGCTATGTCAACCCGCCAGATTGGATGTTGTATTAATCCAGAGTGCCTAGTTGCAAGTCTTGTATTCACAAACCCAGCCTAAAGGGGAAGCTTAGGTAGGAAGTAACATCCTTAACAACACACTATGAGGTCTAGGTCACTGACCCAAAAAACGTGGCAATCCCATATAACTTTTATCGGTTATATGGGACCGAGTCTAATTGTGGTGCAGACTCAAACGCACCCACACGCTTGTATCGTACTACATACTCATCATGAGGGGAAGCTCATGGAGGTCAGTCTAAACCTTAATTAGCGACCTGTTGGTGGTATAGGTGAGCCAACGACCTGAGTGGTGTGAAGGTAACCACTAGCCTTGTGAGTGAGCTTTTGTAACTCTCCGTCCTGGGTATGACGTTAAAATGCCCACTTAAACAAACAAAACAAGTAAGGAGTAATTATGGATGAACAGCAATTCACTGCTGCCTTAGACCATGAAACTAGTGACAGAATCAACTATGGTAATATGATAGGTGAAATTAAGACACTATTCATGGATATGGGTGAACCTACTATGTGGTTACATGGTGCGGTTGAGCATTGGCATGAAGTTGATGAAGATAAAATACCAATTGTTGGTGAATCAATCAAAAGCATATCAGAGATTGTAAACATTAACATGGCAACTCTTCTTAAGATTATTCAAAAGCATGCTAAGTATTTATTTGGAGAAGAATTTAGTGATAAATCTTTTCACGCATCAGATTGTGAATGCAGTAATAACCATGAGGAGGAATTATGAGAGTAAGCGGTGAGCAACAAGGAAACAAGATGAAGATCGAAATATCATTCGATACTCCAGACCAACTTCCTAAATTTCAAGAATTGTTTCTTGATTTATTAAAGAAACTAGCAGGGAATTTAGATTCAGGTATATATAACGTTAACGGTGAAGAAGTTAATAACATTGAAGATGGTTATACAACTGGAGAAATACATCAATTATTAAAAGATTTTAGCAATTGGTTATAATTAAAATAAAGGAAGAACATGTCAAGACAAGTTAATTGGCGTCGTTCTCGTGATGAAGTATCATGGAATTGTAAGACTACTGTTTATTATAGAACTAATGTTAATTTATATTTATCATTAAAAGCAGGCGTACAAAGTAATCTTATGAATCATAATGCTATATTACAAGTAATGCGTCCTATTCCTGGTACAAAAAAGAAAGAAATACTTTTGACCAGGGAGTTTACAAGTAGTTGGATAGCTAAAGAAGCAGTTGATGCTGTGTTAACATTATGCTATGTTTTTTATGGTAAAGATGATGCAGCAGCAGAAACATGGTTTCTTAAGACTTTATCTGAATGGCAAGGAGCACCATCTCCTGAACAACCAGATTTTGATGAATCTTATGATACAAAAATATATAGACATTATCGTTAGTCGATAACCCCGTGAGGGGTATACCTAAGATGACAACTTGGGTACTGATGAGACAAGTCAGATAATAGTTAAACAAGAAAGAGAGTAAGATGGACAACATGTCAGATGAATTAAAATTACAACTCATTAAAAATGAAGTTGATAATTTGATGATGTGTATTAAAATGCAAATCACAATTCAGACAACCATTGAAGCTTATCGTCAATATGTAACTGGTGAACTTCCTTCAGAGTTTAATAGTTATGTAGAGTCAGATGACTTCAAACATACATTTGACCAAGCTGTTAAAGCAGGTACTGAGGTTTTACAAAACCTTATTACATTTGCTAGTAACGTAGGCGTTGTATTTGGTGTTGATTTTAGGTCACAAGTACCTTCTACGCCTGAAGAACATGCAAAAATGGCTCAATCATTGTATGATGAATTAAATCAAGTACAAGATGATAAATTTAATTGGCAACTTGAAGAAGATAAATAATGATTATTAATGATTTAACAAATAAAATAATAAGTTATGAACAAGATGAACTTGATGGTAATGAAATTATCCAACTTTTTCAAGAGTTAATTGACAATGGTATGGCTTGGAAACTACAAGGACACTATGGTCGTATGGCTATGGATTTAATAGAAAATGGCTATTGTAAAATGCCTGAAGGGATGATAGAAAAATCATGACAGTAAAAACATTTATATGTCCACTTTGTAAAGAATCTTGGACAGGATATCCTGCTTTGTCTAGGGTTGATAACAAGACTGATATTTGTTCACCTTGTGGTGTACAAGAAGGTCTTAATGACTATTTTGGTGTACCATTGCAGTCAATCGATTAATTAGTCGATAACCCCGGGAGGGGTATGTATGGGATGACCTCCATGCACTGATGAGATAGGTCAATAGTAAGAAAAAGAAAGTGAGATAATATGTCAGAAATGACTTGGGTAGCTAAAGCTAATGGTGCTGGTTGGACTTCCAACCGTACTCGTGATGTTGTAGACCTAGCATTTACTGTACACAAAGAACACGGAGATTATTATTCTGAAGTATTTGTACGTTGTACGTGGTACAATTCAGAAGATGCTCGTGCTCGTCGTGTAATTGGTAGATTCTACTTTACTGATCACAAAGCAGCTAAAGCTGTAATTGAAGATTACATCAAAGATGTGAATTCTAAACACACAAGCAAAGAAGCTGGTCGTGAAGAATTCCTTACTAAGATGTTGTCTATATCGTTAAATGAAGGTGCTCCTGGTAAGAAATCCTTACTTTATCCATATTATATTATTAACGGAAGTTATATAAATAAAACTTCTGTTCCTTCTGCAACAACTTCTGCAGCAGTAACAACAGAAGATGCTATTGAAGAAGATCCAATTATGGAAGAGTTTTTAGCTCCAACTATGTCTGATGCAGAAATGCAACAAGCAGTTGAAGCTGAGGTGAAACAACGTTTAGCAGCAATGCCATCTATTATGATGGAAACAATTAAAGAAGTATCTGAAGCTGTTGATAAAGCAATGGAAACACCTAAAATCATTGTTATTAATGGTAAAGAAATTCCTATTAGTTGGCCTAGCTAACTAAGGTAACCCCAAATGGTTGTAAGATAGTTCGATTCTATCTTGGGGTGCTGTCGGGAGACACAAACAAGTAAATAAATAAGTAAGAAAGGAAACATAATGGGATTAGACCAATATGCATATGCTGTTATGCCTCATCCAAACAATACAGATTTAAGTTATGTTTGGACTCATGAACAATCTGAAGATAAAGTCTTTTTAATTGCTCAATGGCGTAAACATCCTAACATTCAAGGTTGGATGGAAAAGTTATATGAAAGTAAAGGTGGAGAAGGTGTTTTTAACTGTCAACCAGTTCGAGTAACATTTCAAGACCTTGTTAATTTAAGACATGCTGTAATACATGAAAAACTCCCAGTAACTCAAGGTTTTTTCTTTGGTGAAAGTTTACCAGAAGATAGAGAAATTGACCTTAAGTTTATTGATGATGCTATGAAAGCTATTGGACAAGATATGGAAATATATTACGATAGTTGGTGGTAAATGGTAGCCTTGATGGTCGTAGAGTAGGTTCGACTCCTACTCAAGGCACTACGTCGGGAGACGTTAAACAAATAAACAAACAAGTAAGAAAGTAGGTAATCATGGGAGACCGTGGACAAGTACAACTTATTGGTACATATGGATCAGAGCATTCTATCTATCTATATACCCATTGGGGAGCTAGTCATCTAGAAAACGTTGTAGCTGACGCTATAGTACGTGGCAAGGGTCGTTGGAGTGATGACGAATACCTTAACCGTATTATCTTCAGTGAAATGATTAAAGATGATGTAATGTCTGATACTGGATATGGTATCGGACTTTCTCTTCATGGTGATACATGGAAGTTAGTTGTTGTAAATCACATTGACCAAACTGTTGGTATTAAGGTAGTTAACTATGATAAAGTTGACTGGCAAAACTACAACGAAGACGATGTTGTATGGAATTGGGAACTAGAGCCAGTACCTTTTGAGGTATTTATTTATCTTAATAGTTTAGTTACAACAAAGGAATAATAATGGGTAAAAAATTAGACAAATCTTTTTATCAATTGAGTAATGAAACTCGTCATCACATTAACTTAGCAATGGCTAAGCAAACTGATTTTGAGAATGGATTTGCTCAAGGATTTGCAGAAGCATTACGCATAGTAGCAAATATAAGAGAGAAGGAGAATGAGTAAAACATATATATATAATGTACAGTTTGTGTTTGACTATGCTGTGCTCATAACTACGATTACATCTGACTCTGAAGATGACGATGTAATTGAAAAAGAAGCATTGGGATGGTTAGAACACAATGGATTTGCTATTAAAAATACTATCAATGATATAATTATTGAGGAAATAGAATAGTAAAGAATCGAAACGCCGGGAGGCGTCTGTATGGATTAGCCACCATGCATTGATAAGATAGGCTAATAGTAAGGAACAGAAGCATTACGCATAGTAGCAAATATAAGAGAGAAGGAGTAAAATGAATGAAGTAACTAGACAAGATCTAATTGATTGGTTTGGTAATGATAAGAGTATTGATAATCGTACATTGCAAGACCTCAATAATGAACTTGAAGATGCTAGAGCTCAAATCTTTGAGCATTATGGATTTAATTAATAATGATAGAATTAACATTAAATGACTTTGGTTTAACAGAACCAACTACATTAGCAGAAGCTAAAGATGTTATATCTAATTTATTAGATCGTTGTAATCAACTAGAAGAAATAATTATAGAAATGGAAACATAATGGAATATCATTGTGTAGTAAAATGGTCAGAAGAAAATGGTTGGCTTATAGATTGGCCTACTACTTTTGCTAAATTTGAAAAAGGTAAAACTGTTTACATTCCTAATATTGATGAATGGGTTTTTCCTGATCAAAATACAGAAACAGGAGATAAAGAAAAAGAAATAACTGAAATACTTAATAATGCATTAGATAATATCAAGTAAGGAGCAAATATGAATGAACCAGATTGTTGGTGCGATCATGAATATGAAGCACATTTATGGAACATTAGTCAGAATCCAGAATTTGAAGATTTAGAGTCTGGAGAATGCCGTGAATGTGGATCTTGGACTCGTAAAAACAAGTTTGAGACATATTGTAGTGAATATAAACCTATGGAGGTAAAATAGTAAGTATGAAACATTAATTTTAAATTGGTTGCATTAAATATTTAAGTTAGGTAATATGACAGTAAGTAATGAAGAAAAGTTAGAGAAAGTAAGCGAACTTATCAACAATATTTCTACGATTGGTTATCGTTTAGATGAGTTGTTAAATGGGTTTAAAATCTATAACGAAAACAAAAACACTCTTGATATCACTTTTTATGAAAGTTTATCAGATATGTTTAATAAAGCAATCAATGCAATGGGAGAACAAATGGATCATTTTCATAAGTTATTCTGTGATTTAAAAGACGCTTTATAATAAAGCCGAAACGCCGTGAGGCGTATGTAGAAGGTAGTTGTCTCTACACCGATGAGGCTAGACTAAAAGAAAGGAGGTAATACTATGGTTATGCAGTTGTCTGATATTATTTCTAAGGTTCAGAAACTACTTCGCGTTGCAGATAGTAGTGACAAACCTGGTGAAGTAAGTTCAGCACAATCATTAGCACAAGAGTTAATTACCAAATATCAAATTGAAGAAGCTCAACTTCATGATCATATTGGTGAAGGAAATATTGTTGCTAGACGTATTGAAACACCTAAACCATATGCTATTGATAAGAGTGTATTGCTTAATTCAATTGCAAAGCATAACTTTTGCAAAGTTTTACGAGGCGAAGAATATTGCATGATCTATGGATACAAGAGTGATATTGAATTATGTTTAACATTATATAATATTTTATCTTTAGACATGGTCAATGAAATGTTTATTAAGCTAAATAAAATTAAAAAGAATAGCAAAGAAAAAATACATACTAAAACTTGGGTTAAAGGTTTCTTTGGCGGTTATTGTATAACAATCAATGAACGTATAAGAGAATCAAAAACAAAAGTTATTAATGAAACAAACAATACATCAGTTGCATTAGTTGTTAGAAATAAACAACATGCAATTGAAGAATATTTCCAAAAATTAGATCGTCATCCTGCTACTCAACGTAAAATTGTAGCATCATCAGGATATAATGATGGAATAGATAGTGGTATGAAAGCAAATATAAATCAATCATCGATAGAAAGGTAATAATATGAGTAAGATTAGTAGGTGGAAGTTAAAAGAGTTAGTTCAAACTTTACCCGATAATAAAGGCCTTACTTGGGCAGAAGAAGGCAATTGTTATGGTAAAAACACTAGTGATTTTATTTATGCTAGTTCTATGCCTACATTAAGCCAACGTCACAAGCTCAAAAATATATGCAAAGATTGTCCTGTTATGATGGAATGTAGGTACGAAGCAGTGCGCAACCTAGACGAAGGCTGGTGGGGTGGCATGGATGCTAAAGAACGTATAGAATGGGCAATGAAGGAGTTATTTAACAATGACAATAGTATACGCCCTACTATATGATGTTGGAGATGGCGCTGCCGAAATCTCTGGCATTTATTCTAACTTAGATGCAGCAAAGAATGCTTTGAATTTAGAAGGATGGCAAGAACATGAGGACACTATGGGATTTTGGGAAACTATTTTACCCAATGGTGAAATCTGGTATATAGAAGCACATGTTTTACAATAGAAAGGAAATGTAATGGAAGATCCATTTGTTAATAAACAAGATCAAATTAGTATGGCTTTGGTAGCACATGAAGTAGGGTTTGAAGCAATTGAAAAGATTGTGGATTATTATAATAAAATGTTATTAACATGTATTATAACAATTGCAAAAGATACAGGGAAATCACCTACTGAAATTAGAAACAGTTTAGAAGCTGACCTAGGTTTAGAAGGTGCAATGGATATATATCTCAATACGTTATCAGCAGCGACTCAATATAACAAAGATATCTTTGATATTGAAGAAGAATAGGTTAACGACCTCTCTTCATACCACCATAATCTTTTGCAGATCTTTGAGCACCAAACTTACGTAGTTTATCTCTAGCAGTAAGTGGTATGTTGTCTGACCCATTACGGGTGTGGTAACCACCTTTAGCACCTGGGTAAAGATTAGTATTGCTTAGTCGGTCACGCATTTCTAGCTTAACGAAGTTGTCTTCAAGCAAGCCATCAACAATTACCATGATGCAGTCGGAAAGGTCTTCTGTACGGATAGGTCCAAAATCTTGTTTGCGCACTCGACCATTGACTTCTTGTAGGAACTTAAGCTCCTGTTCCAATAAGCTACTACCATCGGGACCGTAGTTATCACGGTATGAGTGGATCCAATTCATACCAATTGCAGACTTGAAACGTTCTGCTCTGTGCATATTGCTTTGCGCAGTAAACTTCTCTTCACGAATGACAACCTTATGTGGAGGATTCACTTGCTTTAGACGTTTCTTTAGCCTAGGCAGCGTTACAAATGCACCGTACTGGTCAAATGAAAATACCTTAGTTGTACGGAAATCGCATAGCGTACGTACAAGTTCTTCTTCAATCTCTTCATAATCAAGCTGATGCTCATCGTAATCTTCTGGGTTCCAGACTTTCATCCAGTCAATAATAACGTGATACCATTCTTCACCATCTTCTAGGTCAGGTATCTTCTCAACGTGTCCAATCATCGCTGCGGTGTTTGCACCACTCTTTGATGGGTCACAGTGACCGTTATAAATTATGCTAAATTTACCTTCGTATTGTTGTTCAAGGATCCTGGTCTCGCCTTCGGCATCTACAAATGGTTCAAACATACGCTCAACCATTTTAGGATTAAGATAAGCATTGGTAACTTCAGCCCATTGGGAAAGACGTTCTACCTTAAATGCATCAGGTTCACGTTTCTCTAAACGCTTCATAGCATCATCATATGTCTGAGGAGCGCCACGGAATTCAAAACCACCAGTGGCACGTGGATCATCCCAATCTTCGTAAGGTCCCCACGATGGTAGCTGTGCCATCATCATGTCAGGATAAGCTGGTGTATCTGTTTCTGCGTCCCGCTCAATAGCTGATTCATATAGGCTATATGCTTTACCAACTTTAGTAAACGGCGATGTTGGGATATAAATAAACCCATCTTTACCAAATTGGTCCAATGCAGGAGTAATAGCATTGTATACTTCTTCACTTGTACGTGAGCCACCCGTACCCACTAGCATGTGTGCAAACTCATCAAACATAACGCCGAATGCAGCGGCTCCACGACTAGCCTTAGAGTTACTTGTTACTGCCATATTTCTAACACTGGCAATTAATCGACTAGGACGAATGCCTCTGGCTTCAAAGGCAGCAATTCTTCTAAGGTCTGCTGGTGTGCGCAGAGCAACAAAGTGTTCTTTAGCATCAGCAATATATGGTTGAAAGCATGGAGCATCAATGATAGTGTTGGCAAGGTCAGCAAATTGAAATTGCTTGGCCTGTTGAATGTTGGTAGCCACACAGAACATATACATGTCTTTTGACTTATCGATTCCATAGTGGTACTGAGGATCATCTAGCATAAGCAGACCCCAGTTAATATAAGCACCGATGATACCACCGATGTGGCCTTTACCACCACGACGGCCAGTGATGTTCACCACTTCACGGAAATGCTTATACCCATTAGCTTTAAGATAATTGACACGATCCCAGATATCTGGAGAGATACCTATGCTAGTGCCGTTGCGATCAAAACCCTTTGTCCATTCATCTATAACTTCTAGATCATAGTCAGTCATATGCTCTGTTTCTAGGCATATAAGGCGAAGTAGGGTCTTTTGACGAGGATATAACCTACGCCCTAGGAACTCACGATGCTCAGCAAACGTGACAATGTCAGGGAGATCAGGCGTTTCAATTAAGCTTTTCTTAGCTATCTCGAAGAAATCCTGTTGTCCCTTAAGAATATTAGCATTACTATTTTTGGTTACTTTTGCCATTAATTACTTAGTATACCATTGCTGTGATTAAATGCATCATTAGCGACTGATTTGTAATGGTCTTCATCATCACCAGTCTCCGCATTAACGTTATGTTTACCCATAATACCATTAATTAAAAAACGGCAATGTTCATGTTTGCCAATTCCTTCACGCATAATATCTTTTTTATCTGGATCATATGTATTCATAAGTCTACGGTTTAATTGTCCTATAGCCTCTTGATGACGACCATACATATCAGCATAGTGATCCATGAATGCACGGCTCATTGAACCAAATTCATTGCCCATAGCTTGATTGAATTCACGTTCATTAGCAATAGCATAACGCTCAGACCAGTTCATTATTTACCAGTCTGAATCTAGATCACTGTAATCATTGCGCCAGTCACTGTCATCAAACAACACATTGCCATGCTTACTTTGCATCATAGCACGAAAAGAAGCCTCAGTCTTTTCGTTAGCATAACGTTCATCAAAAGAAGAATTTTTTTCAACAGCATCTTTGTTTTTGTAGTCTTGTATTTGACTAGGTGACATAAATCCAGTAGCATTGTATGCTTCATCAGAGCCTGTAGCAGGAGCAGGCTTATTTCTATTTTTTTTAATAGTTTTTACCAACCCAGTTATAGCAGCTGCTTCAGCAGCAACAGCAGGGACTACTGTGGGAAGGTGAGTTACAACGTTGTGTGCCATGTCTGCAAGACTAGCTTCTTTTTTCTTACCGTCATGGCTCTCAGCAATGCCAGCTGCCCATGATGCACCAGCGTCTCCACCCCATGCATACCATGCAACCTTGCCTGGGCTTGGCTTATTCCAATCTTTACCTTGCTTGTCTACACGGTGACGTGAAAAGAATGAGTGCATGCGCTTAATAGTACTTAAGCTAACTGCCTCACCATTAGCGAGTTGGTGAGCACGACCACGGCCTACGCCTGTAAATCCACTACCAGCGTGTCCTTCTTCAATCCACTTGAGTGCCTTACGAGCAGCAGATTGTACTCCCTTTGGAGGGGTAAAGGTTTTGCCTTCTTCTTTAGCATATCTTTCATTGAATGACATCATTCACCAGACTTTAATACATCGTGACAATCTTTGCAGATTTTACCAAATGTTTTATTGATAGGTCGATTAGACTTTTTAGATTCATCCATAACAATATCGCAACGACCACAGTGTTCTGTTTCTTTACGCGAGACACCGTTATTGGTCGAAAGTGTTGGATAATATTTCCATTTATTCTCTTGAACATTTTTAGTAATGGCAGAAGTTATAACCATATCCCTTTTATTGCATGCTCTATTCCTACATACAGAACCATTGCTACCATGTTCTTGCATTTTACCTCCGCAGCCTTCACATCTAGGGCCACCTTCAGTTAGTGGAGTATCATTATCTACAACACGAAAGTGTTCTTCTTGCCCCCATGGTTTAACAGAACCTAAATAATGTGTATATTCTATCCTGGCACAAGTTTTTCCACCACAAGTAGGTTTCTTGTTAAATCCATATCCTACAGCTGGTCTTCCACAAGTGGTTCTTCCACCAGTGGCTGCAGCAGATTCGTATGATACTCCATTGGGAGACATACACTTTTCACCTTCATCAGCATCTGCTGTACGGAAATTTAGGCTATTGTATTGTTCTTCAGCTCTTGAGATTTTACGCATTTTTTTGTTCCTTTTTAAGGGATTCTATACTACCTTGGTGCATTTTACGTACTCTTTTAATGGTTTCTGCATGGTCTTGGTCAACAGATTTGCCTGTTTCGTCCTTATTTCCTGCCTCAATCTTGTCAAGATGCTTACAAAACCCGCATTCTTTACCCTTTGTACAAGGAGAAGCTTTTGAGTAATCAATACCACTTTCGCCTACCGTGGCGTAACGTAGGTTCCAATCCATTAGAGGGACCCCTTCTTTTTATTAAATTCTATTTGCTTAAGCAAAACATCTGCAGAGGCACGAGCATCATCAAGCGCTTTGTGTCCACCTGGGTCTACACCATAGTGCTGACATAGGTTAGTCAAGCTACGGCTGCGGTATTGTGGGTGGTTACTTGGATATCCTGGGTCAATGGCTCTATCGTGTTCAATAACATCAATCATCTTTGCTGAACTTGGATTAAATCCACTTGAGTGCAATGGCATACCATTGTTATACTTCATATAGGTGTTCTTTAGCAGACCCATGTCATAATTCTTGTGGTTAGCACCAACAATAACTGCACCTTGTTTTTGATAATCACTCAATAAGTTAGCAATCTTATTGATACCAATTTTTGGATCAAGCGCAGGCATGTAAAACCCATTTGGTTCCATCTTAAAGTAATGACCATTGTGACTAGCTTCTAAATTCTCCGCAGACCATCCATGCACTGCTTGTGCAGCAGGGTTTATTTTTTGTTGAGGCTTTACAAGAAAGTGTTGATTCTCTTCTGGTCGGTGTACACCATCACGATAAACAACAAGACCATAAGAAATCGGTTCATCTAAATCTTCTTTTTTAATATCTCTCTTTTGATATTTATCATAACCTATTTTAGTATTAAGGCCAGTTGATTCAGTATCGAATGCAACCATCAGCTTAGGTACTTCGAAGTGCTTAGTTAGATCTTTAGGTGTATCAAGCGATCCAATACGGAAAAAACTTTTTAGTTTAGAATTAAACATTAGTTTTCCTCTTCATATAATTCGTGCTTGTATCCAGATGGAATGAAATGACTCTCACCAATATTGATAAGAGCATTCTGCTTCCTTCTTTGTGACACATAATCTTTCAAAGTATTTGCAAACATATGGCCATATTGATTCTTTGTGAGCAAGTGATTTACTTTTTGACTGTAATCATCAGGAGAAAGAATTGCTTCTGGGTCATGGATGCTTTTGCCTACGTGTGGTTTAAGCGATGGATCTAGCTTAGAACATTCGTTCATTACCCATTCATTAGCACGACGACGCCATGGAGCATCAACGTACCCATCACCACCATTATCAAACGATGGCTTAGCTTTCAATGACATGTGATGGCCAAACAGTTCTGAAACTAATCCATTGAATGCTTCAGAGTTGTCATCGATCAATTTTTTGTTATTGCTCATCTGTTCTGTATTGTGAGCAACGATAGTAGAGTTGTTAGACATGTTCTCTTTGTAATCATCTTGATAACGCAGTGCTTCATCAACTGCTTTCAAGTGGTTACCACCGTTGTTTTTTAGAGCAGCTTCATAATCTTCAACTGGTATGCCACGGTTAGATGCATCAATTACATTTTTGTGAGGAGCACCAGCGTTTCGTACACGCTTGTATGTGGCCTTATCAAATGTATCTGGATCAATATCTAGGCTTCTAGCTTCAGCATACTCGTCTGTGGTTGGTTCTACGCTAACCGTTTCTCCAACTGAATTGAACGTTGGCCTGATAGAATCCATTGCATCAACGTGAGACAATCCTCTTTTTCTACCCATGGAGTAATCACTTAGGTTAAGTCCCTTTGAGTGGACCTCATTAGCTTCTTCGTGAGAAGCACCATTGCCTCTTGCATTAGCATAATTAGAAACGTGTGGGTCCCACATGTATGTAGATTTAATATGAACCTTTTTTACAGGGTTGTATACCATTTCTTCTACAGGGACTGGCTTGACAGATCCTCTATCCCATGAGCTAGCATCCATTACTTCATTGTGAGTAGCACCTTGGTATCTAGCATTAAAATAATCGTTAGAGTTTAAATTCTTAGTTTCGTTAATGTCATTGACTTCGCTACCAGACATGCCAAGATCTTTAATTTTCTCAGCAGGAGACATGTAGACGTGCTTCGGGTATTCGAAGTCCTCTTCATTATTCTCATTGTGAGAGCCACTGATCTTGTCTGCCATGATAGTTTACTGTCCTGGAAGAATAAGCTTTTTGTTAGGCAGCTTCAATGCCTTACGCTTCATGTCGTAGTAATCGTCAGCAACACCCTTACCAGTCTCGTAACGGTTTTGCTCATTGTTGAACTCGCTGCCATCAATACGACCTACAATAGTAATCGTTGGAGGTGTAGGCTTTTGACTAATACCTGGGAGAACCCAGTCGACAACGACCTGAAATCCAAGAGCATGGAACTTCTCGTCTGCTTCACTCTTTAGAGACGTGAGGTTTTCAAAGCTACCTTTACGGTTACCATACTTAGCCTGTAGTTCTTGAAGTAGCTTCCATACTCCCATGAGTTCAGATTCCATAAGCTCGATAGGTTGTTCTTTACCAAGCTCTTCTTCTTCACGCTTCTGTTGTGCAAGGAATGCATTGACTTGAGCAATCTGCTCAGGCGTCTGCTTTACATCTTCAGGGCGGATACCACCAATTTCATTTGGGTCTGTAATGGCCATTGTCTTCTTTCTTTATTTATTAATCGTTGTAAGCGTTGTCAGCTGACTGTGAACGTCTACGTTCTTCAATGTTAGCCTTACATTCCTTATCATCGCTACACTTCTTGCCACACTTTTCGCAAGTTTTTGACTTTTTTGCAGCTTCGAGCTTTGCTTTAGCATTGCGTAGGCTAGCTTGACGTGGTGCTTCACCGTCTTCTTCGTCATCCTTACGCTTGCCTGGTGTGTTTACCCAGTTCTTGTACTTGTCAAGCAACTTTTTGCCACCAAAACCAGCAGCAGCAGCTTCACCTAAAAGTTGAACGGTTGCATCACCTTTCATTGATTGGTTAGTATTCTGGCGTGCTTGGTCCCATTGGTTACGTACGGTGTTGAGCATATGACCAACATCCTTTATACCATGTTCTACCATGCCAGGAATGACTGACAGATCGATGTGTGATTCTTTCTTATTCTTTGAATTAAACATAATTGTTTCCTTGCTTGCGTTAATACGACGGTTACGGGTTTGCAGACTGCGTTGGTGTTGCTTTTCTAGGTTATTTACGACGCCTTCGTGCTCATTTTGTAGAGCATTCATTGCTTGTTCTTTGGTATAGTTTGGGTAAACCTTGCTCAAAGCATTATCAAATGATTCATTGTATTTAGATTGAGCATTTGCTAAAGATTCCTGTGATGGTTCTGGGATCATTTGTTCAGCAGGGATAGGACGTTCCTCGTAGATTGATTTAGTTACAGTCTTCGTGATCTGCTTACCACTGTTATCTAGCTTAGGAATTTCTTGTCGTACTGGTGCTACGAGTTTTTCATTCTTAACAGGAGGAGAAAATTTATCTGAAGGTGCTGAGTACGATACTTCAGTCTTTGAATTCTTTGAGTGCCAATCTTTTATCCACTTATCGTCTTCTTCGCTAGTCCAATCGTGTGCTATGTTTTTGAGCTTTGCTGGTTTGCCATCACTTCGCAAGGGTAAGTATTCATTGCCTTCAGTATTTAATTTTTGCAAGAATTCTTTGTGTTCTTTGTGATACGTTTCTTCGTATGGAAGAAGCTCACCATTTCTTTCAATTAAGTTGCGCTTCTCGGTCTGTGGCTCTTCGACTGTTTCTTTCTTACCTGTATCAACGCTGTAGTGTGTGGGTTGATTCTTGTAAGCTTGCAGTTTTTCTGAGTATTCCTTTAGACCAGCAGTCTCTGGTTCAATGCCAGCCTTTTGGAACAAGTACTTGTGCTGACGTGGAAGTGTAGCATTTATACCTTCACGCAGGCTAGGCTTGATGATCTCTGGGTGTTCTCCAGCGCTAACAACATCTTGAAATAGTTTATTGCGTGGATCATCAGCAGCATTGTATGTTTGAACAGGCGGTTTTGGTGTTACAGAAAATGGACCACCCACAGTGTTTTCTGAAAAATCTTGATTGTATTTTTTCTGTTGCGGAAAATATGTAATTGTTTTATTAGGCAATTCTATAACTGTTCTAAGAGTGCCACCGGTATCTTTTCTCTTTTGAATAGGAGTAAGAATGCTTTGCCCTTGCTCGTCTTTTTCTAACAGGCTTCTTCTATTCTCATAGGCAGCTTCTGCTTCATCAGCAGTCATACCCTTAGTTTCTACAGGTGGTAATGGGTAAAGTGTTTCTCTAGTAGATATAGCAGAAGGTTCTTGGAACTTTTGACGAGTCTTTATGATATCAACTTTCTTTTTTTCTTTAGTAGAAAGTTCTTCCTCTGTTCTTAATTCACCACCTGGCTTACGCTCTTCGAATGGGTTGCCTGTTAGTGGTACATTTTTTCCTCTTGACCAACCACCAGAGTAACCCTTTAACCTATCGTATGTACTACGAATAAATGACTTGTCTCTAGCAACAGGTGTGTACTTATCATAATCGCTATTAAATGAATAACCATGTGCATTCTTACTGTGTTCATCCCAGTTAGATAACGTATCTATAGCAGATGCCGCGCTTGAATCTTTTGTTCTTGACTTGTTACCCGTTTGGTAATCATCATAAAGTGACTTAACAAGTTCATCAGCAGACTTACCAGAATCCTCTGGTTTATTTTTTGTAGTCATCATAGAAATATTGTCAATACCATCTTTATACTTTCGTACATGGTTTTTGAAAGAGTCTAAATATTGTTGGCAAACACCACAGTTATTTTGATTATATTGGTGTGTAGACTTAGCAACATTCTGTTCAACTTGTGATAGACCTTGTGTCTGTTTAAATTGTTCACCAAGTTCACTGTCTTTTATACCAAGATCTCTATGAGACATGCCAGCATTGTAAAGATGCATGAGTAAGTGGTTTTGGAATTCATAACGATTATCTGCAGTTGGGTTGGTTCTTTTTAGACTTTGAAGAACATTGACATTCTCATGACGTTTCTTATCATCAGTTTCATTCATCATTCCCAACCACTTGTTAACTACTTGCTTATGGAAATCTTTTTTATCCTTAGGAGTATTCTTAATACTTTCCAATTGTTCATTGATTGATTGTGAACTTGCATCACTTGGTATTCTAAGTTTTGGTGAAGAGCTCAAAACGTTTAGTTTTTGAGCGCAGTTGCATTCTTCTGGGCTAGCAAGAGCAATAGGTTTTAGACTACCTGGTGTTGTTATTTCATTACGTACAACTGTTTGGTTATCGTCTAATAGGTTCTTACGTTCAACTGTAGTACCCATACCGAATGGGTTGGGTTCAGTTGATTGCCCTGCAGATTCACGTGTATTGCGACGTTTAAAGATTTCACTTATCTTCATTAGTAGGCTTCCGTTTTCTTACCGTATTCTTGACCAAGGTGGTCTCGATGAGTGCCACCGCCCTTACCACCTGATTTAATCCAGTCATTTTCATATGCTCTGTGTAGATTGTTAGACATCTCTCTCAATGCAGTAGAAAATAAGCTATGCCCATAATGATCATGATCAAATTTATGGTCACCAACAGTTTCATCATTATGCCCACGCTCATCTTGGTGAGCTGCCCAGCTATTTAACGTAGTTAAAAGGTTTTTTACGTGAAAGTTTCTCATACCATCGCCAGTATTAGCATCATGTGAAAGGATACCTTGCATAGACTTAACAAATTCTTCCTGGTGTGGTTTGCAAGAACTGCATTTATTGCAGTGAAATTCTTGGCATGGAATGATAGCCTCTTCATTAATTTGAGGTGTTCTTAAACCTTTAATATCATCAAGTGGTAACTTACGCTTCATGTAATCATTTAAAGTTTCATCATCGCCGTGTGTCTTATTCAAAGACACGCATGGTGCTGTAACCCTTGTGCCGTCCGGCTTCTGATTTTCTAGATTCATCTCGTACAATGTTTTTAATTGTGGGATATATTTATTAAATTGTTCAGAAAACTCTGGTGAATTACTGAATGAATGATTTTGGCCATCAAAACTGTGTTGGAGTACTGGGTAGTTGAACTCTCCACGATTAGTTACTTTGTCAGCATTCTTGTGAAGGTTCTTATAAAGATAAGTGATGTTGTATTTACCAGTATCTTTTACGAGCGGCAAAAGTCGACCTGCTTTAACAGCATAGTCTTGACCTACCTTACTTATTTCTGGTTCGTTAAGCATTACATGTTTTTTCTAAGTCTAGCGCCGTAAGGATTCTTTTCAGTATTCCAGTCTCTGCAATTACTTTTGCAAGCGTAAGCAAAATAAGGTGGGACTGATATTTCTACTTGCTTCATCTTTCGTGGTTTTTTCCCAACACCACACCTAACACAAGCATCGTTTCTAGAACGACGTGACAATAAACCTGCAGCGATTCTTACACCACGTTGGAATGAGTAAAGGCTAGGAGTACCTGTTCCAGTACCTTCGTTTTGACGATCAAATAAAGCATGTCCAGTGTTTCTATTGTATTTTTGACGGTCAGCATCCTCAGCATAATCGCTAATTTGGATGCCACCACCGCCAGAACGCATTTCTGGATCTGGATGATCTGGATCATATGGGTCAAAAATACGGTCAGAATAGCTTAGACGACGTGGTTCAATAGCAGTTTCTACGACATTCTTTTGTCTAGACCACTTTTTTGGTTGATTTTCAGCCATATATACCCCTACGTCTACAATATCTTTAGCGTTTTAACGGAGTTTTTACATTAAAACATGGAAAATGGAGGGTTTATAGATCTTCTTCTAAAAGATCTTCATCGACATAATCATCTATATCGATATCAGCTTCCCTGAGAGCCTGTGGGTTCTTATGTTTCTTATCAGCAGTTTGGAACTCTTCAATTTTACGAAAAAGTGCTTCTTTCATATCTGGAGGCAATACTTCACGAACAGCCATAAGAATAATATCCAATTGATTAATAAGCTCTTCTGGACGATAGTCTTCTTGTCCTTCTTTCTCAAGCTTTTGTAACCTCTCCATGGCTTCCATGGTTTGGTTCAAAGTAGGTTGAGTGTGACCCTTGGCAATCTCTTCCCATCCTTTGGCTACAATAACTTCATAGAAAGCTTCAGCAGTGAGTAATCTTTCACTAGTATCTAAAATACTACGATTCTTTTCACGAGCACGCCGCTCAACAGTTTCTCTGACCATCGCTTTATCAAAAGGAAGGTGCCGCTTCTGGTGGTTACGAATATTCTCATAATTTATACGGTCATCACCTACGATGCCTAATTTATCCTGTAACGACTGGATTGACTGAAGAACTTCTTTATAGGTCTTTGGAAACAATAGGAGTGAATCGATGATATTTCTGAGGTCTTCACTGGTATTACAAATCTTGCATTGTGGTGAATATTTATACAGATATAGTTCACCATCAATTTCTTCGCTCAACAACTCCTGAGTGGTGGGAGTCATGTGGACTAGCTCTTTGTATTCTTTAGTTCTTCTGTCCATTGTTACCCTCTGGCCTCTTATCTTCTGGCTTTGTTTTATTATCGCCTGTCAAAAAGTTATTCTTGTCTACGTGTACTCTACGGAATACACCTTGTCTTGGTGGTAGATCATCCCACCCACCAATAAGTTTGCTTTGTACTTCTCGTCTTCTGCGACGCTCTAATTGGTAATCACTGAGGAATCCCCAGTCTCTAGTGGCATCACGACCAGTTTCTTCACGAAGATCAAGCAGGATACGGTGACCAAACCAATCTAGTTTAGCACCCATGTTCATTTCATCCCAATTTTGTGGTAAACGTTCAAAATATTTCTCTTCTAAAGCAGAGAACTGATCGTCAGTGCTTAGTCTACTTCTGACTTCCACACTGTCTCGCACAACGTCTTCAGTGCTTTCCTCTTGTACATCCCCACCTGGGAGCTCCACTTCGTGAATCCCATTATCCTCGCTACTTCTACTTCTTTTCTGTTTTCCAAACATGATAGTACGACTGCTTGCTTCTGGCGAGGAGGCAAACGATCTATTCCTTTCAAAATGTCATAGATGTTGACGGTAATTCCATTCAACAGTTGCAACTCAGGGTTACCTGTTGTTTGATAAACTTCATACCACTCCCAATAATTATTCAAGAGTCGTTCAAGAATTTGCCATGTCATCTTTCCTCTGATAACTTCTTGTTTACGACTTTTTCTTTGAGGTGGCGTGTCGCTCATGTTCTGTACCCAGAACGATAGATCTTGTTTTGTATATGCCTCTGCGTAGCTTTTAGACTTTGCACTTTGTCATTGATGATACGCCATGCAGCGTATTGAACAAAATAAAAATAACGATCGTCACGAGTCTCCATACGTGCACGAGCAGTTAGATCATTAGTAGTTCCATTACCTTTTCGGTAATTCTCCCAGTACTTATCATCTAGCATATAATAGCTAAATTGTGCCTTAAGATACCTACGGGTAACTTCTTCTTCAATCGATACGATTGTACTCTGTAGATTGAGAAATAAACGTTCAGCTTCTACCTCACCCATGTTAGCATCAGTGTTGAATTTAGCTATGATAACTTCAGCAGGATTTAGGTAATCATACAAGAATTTCTCTACGAGAACTTCAATACTGTCGAGCATCTCTTTTTCTTCTGGACGATCTTTCCAATCAAATGCACGGACTGCAAACGAATGAAGTTCATTGAATTTATCGTTGTGCTCCATGCCAAGCTCGGGCTCTGTAAGCCCACTTAGTCCCTTACGTAACGATCTGTTATTATTCATCCTTACAAAAATACCATTTTATAATAGCATTTGTAAAGGTTAATCATTAATTATTTACGTAATATGAGTAAAGATCAATCCATTGTTCTAACGTCATAACAACATATGCTTCCTTAGCACTTTTATTACGACGCTTAATGATACTAATACCAAATCGTTTCTTGGCATTCTTCTGCTCAACAAGTGCTTCATCCATGATGGATGCAAGCGTGATCTTGGCTACATTCTTAGCCTCAATCACGGTATCTTTAACGCCATTGATGTCACCCTTATCCAGGGTAGCTCCAGCACCATAGCGACGTTCTACATCTGGGTAGCCACGTTCGTTAAAGTATTTTGCAATGTCTCTCTCCCATTGGGAGCCTTTAGCCTTTTGTGGTGATGTCAAAACAATTTCCCAAACATGTACTCATTTATTCCAATATTCGCAAATTTTCCTTGCAGGGCAGCTGAGAAAAACTTCATCTGTAGGGCCGTTACAGCAGTGTTTGAGTCCAGTGGTATCATTATTTCTGATGGCCACTCGAACTCTATCCCACTTATCGTAGAGTTTATCGAGTTCATTTTGATCCTTAAATACTTCAATGGTTTTAATCTTATGTGGGTAAGACTTTTGAATGAATAGCAATGCCATACGATCTGGAGCACCGGGACAATTATCCTGGTATGTACGCAATTGCATCTGGTATTGGTAACTAGCTTCTTTAGGTAGTTGATTACAACTTTTTATATCTACTAAGAATTGTTCTCCATCTGGAGTTTGTAGTTTCAAGATATCTACTGCGCCAGCGCACATTCTTTCTTCGTTTTTGAACTTTACTTCTACTTCTTCCATAGTCGTAAAACCTAAATGGATTAACATGCTCTGAATAATACTGTGAAAAGCTGAACCCACTTGAAAGGTCATTTGCAGTGTTGGACTTATTCTTTCTTCTTGACATTGTAACCTCAATTCTGGATGGAATTTATAATATAATTGCAACTCACCAGCTGTTACGTCTGATGAGGGATGATACATGTTATCAAACTTACGTTCTTTATTAAATACCTTTACAGGGTATTCTTCAGGCCAATCTGCATGGATCAAAGCCTCCTCAATATGAGGAGTAATAGGCTCATTGTTCTGGTATGTAGCCAGAGTGCGTTCTAAAAAACTCACTTATTTTTCTTTCTCATAGTAATTTCAGTCACAAGTACCGTTCCCAGCACCATAAAAATTAGATCAACAATTCTATTCTTTATCATCTTTTTTCCAGTTCAAATAGTTTCTAATGTATGTACCCATGTATAAAGCAGAAGCAAAAATAAAACCATATTGATGTGTATGCAAAGCATAAGCAACCCATAAACATTCATTCAAGAATAGAACAACCCATCCATAGATATTTTTACTACCTATAGTAAAAACACCAAAGCTTCCGACAACTGCTAGGATCCACGACCACATTATTCATTCTCTTTTAGTCTTATGTAATCTTCGTATAATTCAAGAAAATCATCCTTATCTATTACGATAAGGTCAAGCTCGACTGGTAAAGTTTCAGGAGTGTTTTCTCTTTCCCCCCACTCAGTCATTTCAATAGTAGGACCGTACAAACGTACAGCAAGTACCGGACGACTAAGCCAACTCTTGTTCTGAGCATGGCTTTTAACAGTGTTCCAAATAGTTTTAGTAATGGAAAAGCTTGAGCTTTGTGTGCTCTTGCATTCAATCATGAACTCTATGTTCTGGTACTCTTGTGTTTGAAGGTCTGCCTTCTCCCACTTAGCACCTGAACCAATAGTTCTCTTGGCCATTGGCCATTGCTCTTCTAGCTCACGTTCTTGACGTTGGCTAAACTTCTGTTGGAACTTCCCCATTTTCTCTTTCTAATTGGTTAATCCACCCAAGCACAACATGATATGTATCATAGCGCCCTCTATCGTAACTGTGATAAGAACTATCAGCGCCAGTCTCCATGAACCCTTCTAGGCTCTTTAGAGCTTCAACTATTAGTTGTTTCAGTGGTTTGTTCAGTGGTTTGTTCAGTGGTTCCATTATTATTCTCCGTAGGTTCGGCTACTTCGTTTTCTGGATTTAGTTCTTCTGGCAATTCAACTACCAAGAGTGTGTCTGGATCTTCTTCAGTGAATTCACTATCATTCCATTCAATGACTGGTAGTCCTTTTGCAGATACTCCAACAATAGTTCCTAGTAAGTTAACGTGTGCTACACGATCTCCAACGTTCATTATGCTTTACCGTTACAGCCTTTCTTTACGCAGCTTCCATCACGTCTCTTTGGATGGTCGCATGGATTCATTTCTTGTGGGATAATACGGTTATTGCAGTCAGGACAGAAATATGAATAATAAGGCATGAAAGTGCCAAACTCATTAGTCTTGCCGTGCTTACAGACATCCATTATTAATCCTCTTCTTCAAACACAGGTTTAATTGTATTATACTCGATAGAGAACTGACTTTGCAAGGGGTCACACCATGTATCATTTGTCTTATCGTGCACCCACCAAACTTCACCGACATGCACAGGTTCTTTGCATTTATCACAAATCATTAGTCTATTTCCCCACAATTACTACAACTTTGAGACATATCCAACCTTAATTTATTGCATGTAGGGCATTTATACCCATCCAAAGCTTTTACTAAAGCATAATTGCAGTATTCTTCAACATTCATACCAAGAATAGATGCAGCTTGCTTGACTTTTACAAACTCGTCATCTTCCAATTCAACTTCAAAAGTTTCCCAATTGGCTTTATCTTTATTACGAAATTCTTTTAACCATTGTTGAGCATCAATCATTCTGCAACGTTCCTTAAAAAACATTCTGGATTGTTTGCTAAGTCAGCATCATCATGGATCCAATAAGCATCGCTTCCTTCGGTGATAAGACGAAGATCTTCATTGCATTCGGGGCACTTATTTATTCCCATTTTCTTCCCTAAACAAACAAAGAGCAATCATAAAATAAACAGCTGCATCAAGCAATGAATCTTCAATAGATTCATTAACTAATTTACCACCACGGGCAGCTTTTTGTAGACGCCTAACTTTATCGTTAGCTCTAACTACAGCACCTATCCACCCCGGTATCCCAAAATCTTCACTAGCACGTACGTTAGCGAATGGGTCGCCAACATCTGCACGACCATAATCAGCCTGCTTCTTTGTATGCATAGCCATAATCTCAGCAACCACTTGTTCAAATGGTGTTACATCTTGTGCTTTCTTAGGAGTTGTCATTATCTTTTCTCTCTTCTTAATCTTCCAATGGTTCTGCTACGTATTGGTGAAACGGATGGCATTTAAGATCATAATTAATGGGGTTATTGTGTACCCAAACACCACTACCACTCTTAATAATTTCTCGATCATCTCCAAGCTTACGCCTGCAGTTTTTACACTTAGCGGTTTCCCATTCAGTTGTCATTCTCTTCATCCTCGACGTGGTTATTCTTTAATTCATTAACAATTCTAAAAAAGTCTTTTGAAGAAATACCGGTAGCTTCAATGTGAAAGCTTTCATCGGTATAGGTAAACGATTTTTCATTTCGCAATTTCATTTTGTTCTTCTTTCATATGCTCTTGTCTATGGAGTATAAAGTCTACAGCACGATAAAAATATAAATTGCATTTATGGCAAAAATGTTTAATCGTCATCGGCAATAACCCCAAACTTCCAAATAGGATCGCCTGTAATCGTTACTACTCCATCAACAATATAGAAAGCTTTGCCATTGATTAGAATACCAGCCAGATCTTCTGGCCAACCTTCTGGATCAATCTCAATAGATACACCTTGTTCTTCTTCGTATTCTTCAGTCATCATCACACGTCCGGATCGTTAACGTCATCGCTGTCTACGGTCAAAGGTCGACCAAAGAATTCATCTTGTTCTACCTCAGCAAAACTTGAACCCTTTTTGATAGCAGCAACGATTTCTGCTTCAAACTCTGCACCACGTCCACTTTCCCAAATCTGATCAAAAAATGAGTCACGACCCTGTGCCTTGATATCTTTCCAAGAAAACCATGCACCGGCACGTTGTGCTACACCTAAAAGGATACCCATACGAGCAAGATCACGTTTAGTGTCAACACCTGGGTGATCTAGAAATACATTTGGCTGATTATAGAAATCAGTCCAACCTTCACGGAATGGAGGACCGTAACTATTTTTTACTGTCTTCATAACAACAGGGAAACCAACTTGTACATTCTCACCATTGTCTTCATAACAACAGGGAAACCAACTTGTACATTCTCACCATTGATTTTGTCAAAGTATTTGTCACTACCAGGGCGTAAATATATACGTACTGACATAGCGTGTTTTACTGCGTGGCCACCTGGAGTCATAGGTCGGTTGTATCCATCCATGTCTGCACGAAGTTGGTTAAGGTAGAAACAAGTCACACCATAAAGGTTAGCTAATGGAGCAACAGTTTGGACGTTGCGTTTCATCACTGCAGCGTTGCCACCCATGCGATCATTTTTATCAGTAAGTTGTTGCATGCTATGTTTTGTAGCTGCAGCACCAGTCGAATCCCATACGATTGCACAAACTTCTTTTGACTTAATTAGGCTAACCATCATGTCAGTTCCTGTTTCAGCATCTGGTGGTTGCACAACGATAAGGCTTTCGTCTACCTTTAGCCCAAGCTTCTCAGCCCATTCAGGATTAAAACGGTGTTCTAGGTCTACATAAGCAACAAGCTTCTCACCCTTGTAGTAGTCATAGCAATCTTTCAATGCCATCAAAGCGAATGAACTTTTACCTGAGTGTTCCTTGCCAAAGAACTCGATTAGTTTACCTTCTGGCCATCCACCAACTGCAAGCAAGTAAGACAATGCTGGAGTGAATGTAGGGATAGCATTAATGCGCTCAATGTTATTACCACGGAAAGCAATGGGCTTAGTGCTACCTTCAGGAGTGAACTTATTAAGTTCTTTAATTAATGATTCAATAGCATCTTTAGCCATAGTTTTCCTCTACAAGTTCTTGAATAAATTCTTCAACGGTCATTCTATCAATTTCTGCCATTGATTTCAAGTGGTTATATGTACGTTGATCAATATCAATTGTTATTTGCATCATCTTCCTTTTCGTAATATTCTGGGAATACAATACGACTCATCGCTTCAGTTGCACTCATATTATTCTTTGGTGGATGCATTTCCATGTATAGCTGAGTTTCTCGTTCTTTGCGACGCATCATTTGGTGGTATCGTTCTCTACTGTTGTAACTCATTATGCTCCTATTGGCCAGACGTATTCAAGATTATCTGGTACATTTGTAAAATATTGTGAATAGTGTTCTGGGAATTTACGTAAAAGATTGCTTTGGTGAGATTCATGAAACTCTACGTCACCTAACCATTCTGGTTTGGTTATGCCAATAGGATAACCAGCAAGTAAATCTATGGATTTTTCAAGGCATGTATCTTTGTAGCCACGACCAGTCCATTCATTGCAGATAGCTTCTTGGTATTTAAGAAGTGTGTATTCGTGACCACGCCACATCTTTACTGCTGGATGATTTTGCCAACCATATCCAGGAGTAATTAATGCTTTGATTACTTGTAGATTTTCTACACGTTGTTTCCCTAAACGTTGACGGTCAAGCACAGAAGCAGATTTAGTAAAACTTTCGTATGGTAAAAATGTTTGCATTACTTTACCTTAGCACTTTTGTATTCTTCTTCAGTTGCAAATCTTAGGCAACAACCATCACAAGCATGTGCACCATCGTCAGCACCATTGATAATATTAATATCATCTGGGTCTGGGTGACCAATTCCATGAGTGCATTTGCGTTCCATAATCCCACGATCGAATCGATAAAATTGTGGGAAGCCACGCATATGGTGATCACTACGCATATGGATAGTGCATACATCACCTAAACATTCGCCATCCTCATGTGTACGGAGGCTAATATGGCTGTGTTCTAACTCATTGTACTTCATACTCATCTTCTCCTAAAGTCTCGTAAATCATAGTAGCTACTGCTTGCAAAATAAAGTCATCAGGCGTTAAACCTGACTTTCTAAGAGCTTTACCATAACGGATTAAAGCTATTGGACTCAATTTAAGATTAGCATTGATGATTATCTCATTCATCTTTGCCTGCACTTTCCCATTGAACAAGAAGATTTTTGTTGCTTGGGCATTTGTGTGTTACCTCAGTTGCAAGAGCTTGTATCTCTTGCTTGCATTTAGGGCAACGCCACACTGATAGTTTTGACATATATTTTCCTTTCTTACTGTTATCAGATTACACTGCCGGTTTTAATAAGTCAAGTCGAAATAAACTTCTTAGGCTCAACCCATCTTGTAGTTTTTCTACTTCCACCAAAACCGGCGTGCCGATCTCAAGATCTTTTTTGACTCTTGCGTACGTTGTTGGGAAGGCCACGATTTGAACGCTTTCATCTTTCGTAGAGCTTTCTTCATCTTCCTCTTCAAGCAAACCATCCTCATCAAAATTATTAATCGGTAATTCAATCCATAATTGGCACATCTCAGCACCAGGGTTCTTACCCTTTTTAGTAATCAATGGTTTAATCTGAGTAACCATGCCACCTAGCATAGCTTTCTCACCCTGGAACATACGTTTCTCTCCTGGATAAGTCTGCTCCTCTTCGATTACATCAATATAAGCAGCAAGAGGATCAATACTAACCATAGTTCCCAATAGCTCCTGCTCGTGTTGCCCCCGTAGCGTGATATATTCCTGGTTCTCTGCGAAGCACTCAAATAAAGTAAAACGACCAGCACAATAAGTACAGTCAACGTTGCAACTATCATCTAATTTCCTAAACTCTTTCCTTGTTTTGCAGTACTCATATAATGCCTGCTTAGTATCACCACAAACGCTATCAAATACGCCACACTTAATCATAGACATAACAGCACGTTTGTTTACTTTTCTGGTAGGTACACGGGCAAGGAAATCCTCCATGTCTTTGTACGGACCAAGTTTCTGTAACTCCGCTGCAGCATTAGCAACATATTTAACACTACTAAGTCCATAACGGATAATACCAGATGATGTGAGTGTAAAGTTTCCTTCACTTTCGTTGATGTCAGGCCCAAGAACCTGGATGCCCATGCGTCGTGCTTCACGAGTGTAGGTAACACTGTCAGATGGGTTAGTACGGAATAGAGCAGTCATAAACTCACGTGGGTAGTAATACTTAACCCAAGCAGTCCAGTAAGATAGCATAGAGTATCCGTAACCGTGGCTCTTGTTAAAACCATACATACCAAATGCACGCATGTCATCAAAGATAGATTCTGCAGTCTTTTTATCAATACCATTGTCTATGCATTTTTGTACAAAGATCTCAGCTTCATCTTTCATGTCTTCATAGTTAGACTTAGAAACAGCCTTGCGAACACGGTCAGTTTCTGGAATGGTATAACCAGCAAGGATGTGGCAAGTTTCCATAATCTGTTCCTGGTATACGAATGAACCGTATGACACCCCAAGGATCTTCTCTAACATTGGGTGCTTGTATTTGACAGGACGCTTGCCTTCACGCTTTTGCATATACATTTCAAGTAGATTTAAACCAGTCTCGCTATCCACAGAACGAGTAATGCCAGGACGATAAATAGCAATCATTGTACAAAGGTCTTCAATACTGCGTGGTTGAAAACGTTTTACCAAAGAGCGTAGCTGACCTGTTTCAATCTGGAATAAACCAATGTTGTGGCCTGTGCAAATAGCATCCCATACTGCTGGGTCATCGTAATAGGTTTCCCAGTCATGGTCCCATTCGTAGAAATGCTTGAAAGGCAATGTTCCACCATTATTACGTTTGATAAGATCTAGCGCAACCATTAGTGTGCTGAGAGTGCGTAGACCGAGCAAGTCAATCTTTACAAAACCCAACTCATCTATCTCATTCATGTCAAACTGTGTACGGATATCATCATTCTGTGGGCTATAACGCAGTGGCATAACCCCTAGAAGAGATTCTTTACTGATTACAATACCTGCAGCGTGTGCACTAGTATGCCGGATGTGATTAACAAACTCAGGTAAGTTCTCAAATAGCTTTGGATATTTAATAATATAAGGTGCATACTCTTTAGCGTATTGTTTTTCTACGTCTTCCCACGTAGCTCCACGGTTTTTAATATTCCAGTCATCATCAATGATATCGATCATCTTTTGTGTATCATCTTTGTCAATACCAAGGCCGCGACAGATATCACGCAAAGATTGCTTTGGCCCAAGAGTATTCAAAGTGCCAATGCTTGCAATGTTATGTTTACCGTAACGCTCTTCTAAGTGCTGTCGAACAAGGTATCGTTCATTCTTAGGCATGTCAATATCAATATCGGGCATACTCACACGCTCAGGATTTAGAAAACGTTCAAAGATAAGGTTTGCAGGAATAGGGTCTACCGTTGTGATATCCATACAATAAGCAAGAAGACTACCTCCCACAGAGCCACGGCTAGGACCAACCAAGAATTCATTTTCTTTACTCCAATTAATAATTTCTTGAACGGTCAAGAAGTACCCAGGAAAACCACGAGTAACAATAACATCGATCTCAAAATCAAGACGATCACGGTATGTCTGTAGCATATCTTCTGCTACATGACCAACAATCTTACGGTTGAATCCTTCTTCTACAGTCTCACGAAACTTACGCTCGTCCATAGCAGGTGATGAATAAAATACTGGCATTTTACGTGAGCCAGGAATACGTGCGTCACACATCTGTGCAACTTCATTAGTACGATTGATAGCTTGGTCAACAATTGATTCAGGAAGATAGCTAAGCCTGCTGCGAGTGTCTTCCTCAGAAAAAATACATAGTTGATTAGGCCCATAAGAAAAACGTGAAGGATCATGAATGGTTTTACCCATCTGCACCGCAGTCATGAGTTCATGAGCAAACCATTGCTCAGGCTCAGCGTAGTGAGAATCACTAACAGATAAAAGAGGAACGCTGTAGTCTAATGCTGCTTCAGCAACACGAAGATTCCATTCATTGCTTTCAGGGTCAAGATAAGTATGCAATTCTAGATGGAAACGGTCACCGAAAATAGCTTGGTATCTAGCAATGCGTTCAATAGCCTTCTCATGGTTCTCACCATCTTTAAGGTGTTTACCAATGCAACCACCCATGCAACCACCAGTAACAATGAGACCTTCGTTGTAACGCTCTAACAATTCCCAGTCAAAACGTGCATTAGTGTAGTAACTACCTTCAATATAAGCAAGGCTACTCAATGCCCAAAGGTTCTCGAGTCCCTTGTTATTCATAGCAACAATAGTCATGTGGTCATAGTTTTCACCTTTTCGACCACTCTTCTCAAAACGATCTTCGGTGAAATAACCTTCCATACCAAAGATAGGTTTGATGCCAGCTTTGTCAGCTGCTTTTTGAAGACGAAGGTGACCGCTGCATTCACCATGATCAGTGATAGCAACAGCTTCTTGCCCAAGATCTACAACGCGGTTCACTACCTGGTCAATCGTTGAAAGACCATCTAAAAAACTATGCTCACTATGCGTGTGTAAGTGTACTAACCGATCTGTCATTGCTATTCTTTTCTACTAATTGTTTTTCTACTCTATCAATATATTTGGGACTAGTTACAAAATATTCCCTAGATTTATCGTTTGGCAAACATTGATAAATTATTGTGACTAACTTTTTACGTTTACGTGGCAACCGTTTAGCACCAACTATGTGTATGTGTTTACCATCATAATTGGTAAACCATTCAGTGTTCATGCATACAACCATTTGAGAAATAGAACTAGTAGGCAAAAGATTCCTAAAAATATAGCCAAGTAGAATGGTAAAAAGATAATGTATTTCCAATCATCTTTATTTTTAGCTCCCATGGCGCCAATACCTAGGTAAGCTAGAATAGGTACAAGTATTTGAAGAAACAACTTCATAGTTATTCTCCTACAATAGCAAGGATGTGATCCGTAAGGAACACAAGATATTCTTCTTCCTCGATCTCTACTTTTTGTGCAGCGCGTCGTTCAAACAATACTGTATCCCCTACATTAATTCCAGTTGGGATAGTTTGACCATTGGCAGCCGTTCGACCTGGGCCTACAGATACAACGGTACCAGTCTCTGGCATGGCAGTGGCAGTGTCAGGAATGAATAGACCGCTTTCGGTTTTTTCTTCCACAACGGCGACTTTAATAATTACTTTGTTTTCTAATGCATTAAATGGCATAGCATCTCTTTCGTGTTTGAGGAATATTGGTAAGCCTTCTTTGATATGAAAGTAGTCACCTAAATCAATAATAAAATTTTTCATGTGTAATGAATACCTGGTAGAGTAGTAAGCCGTGTCGGGTTAGCCCCCACCCTACCAGGTAATCAAACCTTACTGCTGGTTAGCCATCTTTCGACGGAGTCGCTCAGCAGTGGTCTCCTCTTCAATTGCGACGTATTCTTCGTCACCGTACTCATCATCGTCGCTTGTAGCAACTGGAGTAGAAGCTGGTTTATCACCAGTCTCCTTTTCCTTGACAACACCGTGTAGCTGAGCATCGTAGTACTCTTGGCTACCGATACGGTTTAGGAACGCCTCAACATCAGGGACGAACTTAGCGTAACGTGAATCCATGTTTTCGATCTCCTTCTCAGGTAGAGCGAATGCCATGTATGTAGTATCGGTTCCAGCACCTTGACGCATGATTTCAATTTCACGGTCACGGAGTGAACCATACTTCTCTGAGATAACAGCAATCTGATTCCAGAAATTACGCATACCCTGGGATACAATACCCACGTATGGCTTCTTCTTAGTAACAACCTTGCCATCAACAGTCTCAGTGTACTCAGAAGTAACGTCACGGTATCCGGTAATCTTGCCGTCTTCACGCACTTCTTCACGCAGAATAGCTATACCGTAGCCTACATCACGACGGTAACGACCAGGTGCGCCAACTTCGCGTGCACAAAGTTCGCACTTAGCATCGAATGCTTCACGGCATACAAATGTCTTCTTCTTACCATCATGCGATGGTACATTCTCGTGAACAGGTACAACATAAATATCAGCTGAGTCAGTTAGAAAACGAAGAGCTTTGCTCTCACCAGCGGACCAGTAGAACCAGTTGGTTGTCTCGTATGTACGAGGACCACTACTCTTCTGTGAACGCTCGATGCTTTCACGTACTGCAGCCATTCCTTTTTTTAGTGCCATTTTAGTTTATTCCTTTGGTTTATATTTTAGTTTATTAATTCAGTTGTCCTAGGACAATTACTACGGTACCACATGTCTCCACCATAAATCAAATTACTTAAAAAATTCTTCTAGCCCAAGCATAAAACCAATAGGCCAGTACCATATCAAAAACGTGGCTATTAAGCCAGTGATGAATGCTAGTAATAAAACTCATGATACTCCTTGATGTGTTAACTGCCATTCCATTGAGTTCATTGAACTAGGAATCTCCAGCAGTGTAGCAGGATCTTCGTCGTCCGGTGTTTCAATGATAGCAAGTTTTGTGTAACAACTCAACTCGTCTACAAGATGTTGCGTAGCAGCTCTTCCAGGTGCATCACCATCCATAAAGATAGTCACCTTAGAAAACCTGCGAAGCAGATTAATCTGTTGATTGTCTACTTTTGCGCCGAAGGTCGCAACGACATTGTCAATACCCCTGGATTTGAGCACAAGGACGCTCATAGGACTCTCCACAACATACACGTGGTCGCTGTTAAGGTTATTATCAAGGTTGTATAACCATGACCCACGAGGGAACCCTTTGGAATTCCTATACTTGGGAACACCTGGCACATCTTCGATCTTTCTGGCTACCCAGCCAATAAGCTTGCCCTTCATAAAGTGTGGCAGTACGACCCTATCTAGGGTCACCATATGCTCTTCTCCTTGGACTTTAGATATTTCGGGCCGTGCTCTCTCTACCCCTGTGCGCATCTCCCGCTGAACGGCCTCTGAGACCCCTCTAACGGTCAAATAATCGCAAGTTCCTTGCCATCTGTTAAGGAGGTTTTCGCTATAAATAGGGATTTCTGTCTTGCTCTGCTGAGCGGTACCAAAAACACCCTCTAGCTTCTTGGTGAAGTCCTCAATCGAGATAACCTTGAGTTCTGTTACCTCATTCTTTAGGACAGAAATAGCCTCATCTTTAGTGACATTTAGGCAGTTCTGGACTAGCCAAATGACGCTACCTCCACCACAAGTAAAGCAGTTAAAAAGTAGGGTATCCTTATTTAAACTAGCACTTGGGTTGGAGTCACCATTCTTATGCATGCCAAATGGGAGTGGGCATGAGTGAATATATTCATCACCGTTCTCTATTAGTTCTCCTACCCCAATAATGTCTTGGAGAACAACCCTGGCGTCTAAGTTAGTGAAGATATCAGATAAACTTATCATTCTTCAAATGTTCTAAAAAGTCTTTATTATCTTTTTTGACCTTCTCTAAAAATGCTTTATCTTCTGGGCTTAAATCTCTAAGGGCATCTTCGCCCATTTCTTTAGGAGTTTTCTCAATCATTATTATCCTCGTATTCACGAACAACTTGGAGTGATGTACGATCCTTTAGCTCAAAACCCATCATCCATGATTTTAGGTCACTACGACGGCTTTTAAGGATATCCATAACAAGTGCTTCTTGCTGCTTCATTTCTTTGGTAGCACCGATACCAATAGCCATGTCCACAATTTGTTCAATGGTACTACTAAGACCAATCTGAGCTAGACCACCACGACCATTCTTCTTCTTCATAGCTTCACGGTTGAACTGAGCAAGCCATACAGAAGCCATACCCATCTCTCGGTTAGTAGAAGCTACGTCAGTGATCACTTCAGACATCTGTAGAGTTTGGAAGTTACTTGCTGAACCATAACTCTTCTCGGTTGAGATCCATGACAATTGGTCCCCAACCATTAGTTCAGCACCCCAGTGCTTAGCTTTTGAGTACAACTCCATAACGCTACGTTCAGACTTACGACTAGGTGAGTCAATAAGAAGATATTCACCAAACTCCATAACTTCTTCACGAGCTTCCTTAAGACGTTTTAACTCATTAGGAGTTAGTTGTCCACGTTCGTAGCGAGCATACGGCACACCACTAACAAGACAATCAAGACGCATTAGAGTTAGTTCTTTACGAAGCTCTAATGATGCAAAGTAAACTTTAGTTTTACGTCGTGCTGCTTCAAGAGCAATAACCGATCCAACCCATGACTTACCAACGTTAGGAATACCTACGACAACCGCAAGTTCACCTTTCTGGATGCCGTACATATGGTCATTCAATGCATCCCAACCAAGATAGATTCCCTTCTTATCTTTGGTTGGGTTAGATACTTCGTCCATGTATTCATTAACACGACGTTCGTAACCATCACCATAAATTTCAATACGCTCACGTGTACTTGTGTCACTTTGGATACGTGTAAGGCTATTAAGTGCCATACTAATACCGACTTCAGGATCTTCCTCAAGCGCATTAGCTGCCTTAAGCAGTGCGCTCTGGGTGGTTGCCTTGCGGTACTTAGTCATAAGTTCCTCGATAAGAACACCAACTAAGTATTCTTCTTCTGGCCACTCATTACGAACAAAATAGTCTTCAAATTTAGTCTCTAGGAAGTCACGAGTTACTGTACTCTTGAACTCACTACGAACGTAATAGTCAAGGCTGTAATCAAACAGTTCACGTACACCATCATCAAAGAAGTGTTCGCTACGTACCCCCTTATCCCAAATTGTGTTGAAACTTTCTAACTTGTCAAAATGCTTTACTATCGACTTTTCAATGTCCATCTTCTTACTTTCTATTAGATAATTTTGCGTACTGTGTCGTTCTTAATTTCATCAAGCGTACGGTTACGAGCAAACTCTCGGTAATCAACGCCCTCCATGTTGTGGACAATCATTCTTTCCTTTAGGAGAGAAAATATAGCACTACCGTAACCCTCATTCAATTCCTCAATTGTCATGTTCGTGGTGATAAAAGTAGGACGATTGTCCAATGCACGTTGACGGAGCACGTGGTCAAATGTAGCTTCACTCAAGTTATTCTTGGTACGAAACTCTTTACCGATGTCATCTAAAAAGAACACATCGCTCTTAACAACCTTGCTCTCGAATCGTGCCTTGTCTTCATTACTACCCCACCCTCGGGTAAATTCATCAACCATTTGGGTAAACGTAGCAAAGTAAACTGTGTAGCCAAGCTTTACTAGTTCTTTAGCAATAAGGCTAGTAAGAAGAGTCTTACCAGTACCCCATGAGCCGTGGTACATCAGACCCATGCCACCCTTAACAAACTGTTTGTGTTGGCTTAGATAAACGTTAGCAAGGTCTAATGCTTTAGCATCGCCATGGAAGTCTTCAAAACCAAGTCGTTGATAATTTAGTCCAATGCCTGCACGTAGGTAATGCTTATAAAGTTGCAACTGCGCTTTACAGTCACCACAATTATGGCCTTCACACGTTGGGCAGCCTCGTTTATTAAACGTTTCAAACTGAGGATACTTAAGCTCTAAATAATCAATCTCATCGTCTGACAAGAAATCAAACTTAATATTTACGTAGTCGTTTTGCCAATCAAACAGCGAATCGTTTAAGGAAGTCATCTGTATTCATTAACCCTTCTGAACTTGGTCGGTTTTCTTCTTTTATCTTATCTTGTTGTAACTGAATGTATAAGGTGTCCTGAATCCATTTACTGCCTTTACTAAAGGCTGTTACGGTCATCACCATGTCGTTGATTTTGCCTTTGTGCTTATCGAATAGCAAAGCAACCATAGGGCCTGCATCAACTTTGTAACGCTCTTTAAAGCTTTTAAAGATAGCAACTTCCTTAATCCATTCAACCACATATTCGTAGCCATGCACTTCTTTATAACGGGATGCAAAATATATCAAAAGCTCACGTGGTTCTGCATTAGCAAGATCAATCTCTTTTACAAGCTCATTCTTGCTTTCTACTGGGACTACTTCTACAACATCGTCGTAGCTATTGTCGTCGTAATTGGCCAAAGGCCCATCAAAACTTTTCTTTTCGATCGTCATTTTTCTTTATTCCTCTAACTGATAGAAACTTATCACATACATCTGAAAACATCTGAATCTTCTTGCTAATCCATTCGCGTGTCACTTGATCAATGTCGTATAGCCCATTACCATTCGGTCCAATTGCTGAGATATTATTCTTATTGATTAACAGGAAACGCCACATGGTATCAACATTATTCTTGTCATTCTCTTCGTGGCCATATAATTGTACCCATTTTTCATCAAGCCCACATAGATACCCGACATAAACGAAACCATCACTAAAGACCTGAACTTCTTGTTTTCTACTTGCAATAATAGCTATGTTGCGTTCAAACATTGTTTCAGTTTGCTGAGCTAAATTTTCCATTAAACGTTCTTCTTCCAGCTATCGAAATCAAGAGAAAATTCTCCCCACTTACTTTTAACAGCATCCATGCTTTCTTCCTTAATAATATTATTTTCCATAAAAATACCTGCTACATCCCATGCAAATATGAATGGTATAGCAACAATAAACAATGGTAGCATTATAATCGTTGCAATGCCAAAACCAATAGTTAACATTGTTTTAAATAATTTTGATTGAGAATAACTATTAATTATTACTCTAATCTTTTTTCTTCGTTTTGAAGAAACTGTCATATTACCTTCCTTTTATTTCTTACTTTTGTAAGTTCTAAAGACTGTCGTAGGGATCATTTTCGATCTCGTCACCAACATAAATATTAAAGTCATCTACGCTGTCATATTGTTCAAAGAATTCAGGGAACTGCATCTCACCAATATTACAAATACGGATAACCATATGGTCATCCAATAAATCCATCATAGCTGGATCATCTTGCATATTTATAGCAACAGTACTGATATTGTCACTCCATTCATGAATGAAATAACTGACTTCATCTAAATCATCTACTACAATTAATCTTACATCACCATAAAGAGTATCAAAGATATCATCAGAATTCAAGTCGCCAAGGCGAACATAATCATATGCATACTTTGAATCAAGAGTTACCTGTACGAGTTCGCTTTTTCTTGTTAAAGGTAGCTTTTCTCTATATTCTTCGATGTACTCTCCATAGAATGAAGACATGTTTTCACTAAATTGTTTAGCAATTTTTTTGCTTAGCTTACCAACAATAAAATAGAATTTTGGTGCTAAACAACCTTCACCGTAGTAACTGAAAAAATCAAAACATATTTCGTTAATAATGCTTGGAGTCAAATACTCAGCACGCACTAAACCAAAACTAAATTTAAAACCATGTTCCCATACACGTCGATCAACTGTCTCGTACTCACGAAATGCTTCCATAGCGTTTTGGCTACCAAATACAATTATATCAGTTGCATTTTCAATCTCATCTCGCCATTCGCTACTAAAGCGTTTTGGCTACCAAATACAATTATATCAGTTGCATTTTCAATCTCATCTCGCCATTCGCTACTAAGCTTTAATTCATCACCATGCGATACAAATATCTTATTTCGTACATCACCAGCGTGATGCTCAAATACATTTTGCAACAAAAAACTTTCATCAAGTGTTGGTACTTTTACGACAACACTATCAGGACCAGCTAGCTTGAGGCATAAGTATGCACTTTTTGCTATTAGACCTGGTGTTTCTTTGGCGCCAACAATAAGAAACCGCCTACCTGTCTTTTCTGTATATTCTTCAAAAGTAGAAGGTACTCCCATACTTTCGATTAGCATACGATAGTCAGTTTCTAGAAACCTGCCATATTGTGCTAAAACAGCAACCATATCCACCGATGGATTAATAATCCATTCATTAATCATCGCAGTTTCCTACCAAAAGGGATCACATCATTCCATAAAGTGAAATGTCTCCATCTATCTTTTACCTGAATAAACCCAAGTTCATCAAACAATTGTTCTAATTCATCAGCGTTTTCAGTTTTAGGTTGTACAGGCGTAAACTGTAGATCCCCCAATGGTGGGAATGGTAAATCTTCATCATGGCTAAGCTCAATCAATGATTTTGCTTTGCGCACTATATTTATATGATCTTTAACTTTAGATTCTTTTTCAAGAACTTCTTCTAAATTGCCATAATCAGCAATAAGTTTTGTAGCCTTCTTAGGTCCAATGCCAGGAATACCTTTAACATTGTCACCCTTGTCACCCATCAAAGCCCAGATCTCAGGAAGCCTCCAAGGTTCTACGCCCCACTCTAACATGATAGATTCCATGTCATTGACTTCTTCATCAATATCTTTGTAGCTAATGCTAGGTTTTATAACAGTTATATTTGGTCGTATCAATTGATGTAAATCATGGTCTGCACTGACGATTACAATCTTATCAAAAATACCAGCATTACCCAATGCCGCAGTAGAAATAATATCGTCTGCTTCTACGTCTTCTATGCTCATAAAAGGTATGCCGCTTTTAGAACAAAGAAATTTAAATGTTTCTAATTGCGGTTTAAACTCTAAAGAGAATGCGTTATCCATTGTGTTTTTTGGATCACGTTTCTTATCACGATTAGCTTTGTATTCAGGATCAATGGCTAAACGTTTGGCACTACGGCCTTTATCAAAAGCAATAAGAACATGCGTAGGTTTATGTTTTCTAACCATACTAGCAATTACATTAAAAGCACCATAGATTCCCCAAGTGCCTGAACCATCTGGAGCGCTCAGCCCCTGCCTCATCAAACCACTAAATGATCTAATGAACACATTATGCCCATCAAACAGTAATAATGTTTTCTTGTTCATGTTGGATTGTTGCCTTTTCGATATCTTAGACGATGTTTCTTTATTGGTTCTTTAAAAGCGTCTACTCTTAATACTATTAAACGTAGTTGCCTATCTGTCATCTTATTTGCCCTACGCAATGAATGAGCAATTTTAAGAATGTCATTTAGACTGTAATGACGATAACCACCAGGTGTTCTAGCGATCTCAATAGGGTTGCCCATTGAATCAATAAAATATTTTTCTTTTTTCTTAAAAGCTCTTGGAGTTAAATCAAAAAATGCTGCAGCCATAGTCTGCGTGTAGATTTGATCATCGTCACGTAGTTTTATTAATCTTTTTGGTTTATTAGATGCTTCTGACATAAAAGGCTGAACGCACCTTGCCTGGGGTTGTTGCCTTTACAATTTGCTCCATGCCAATATTGCCAAGCTTGAGTTGTTTTTCTAAACACTCTTCATTGAGTTCATAGACACGTGACTCGACTGTGCTTACACCACCATCAGGCTTTTGAGTTTTTGTAATTGTCTCAACAATGTTAACGACTGAAATAAATTGATCGTGGTCTAATACATCAAACAAAAGATCAACATCAATATTAAGTTTGCCACCAGATACTTCTTTGGATAATTTAACGCCATTCTCAGGGCTTACAAGGTAACCACTTTCTGTGGCGTAATCTTTACCTGTAGATGCAATGCGCATATTAATTACTTCTGTTGCATATGCTTTAAGAGCACTCTCACGGCCTTCAATAACGTCTTTAGCATTGCGTACAGCTACAAGCTCTGTAGCAAGTGTATCAATTTGAAAAGGTGTGATTTCAGGGTGTGGTTGACTAATGTCTGTTTTGCCTAGCTCTTCCAACACAGAACCCATAACTTCATCAAGGTTAACTAAGTTAACATCGGTTGCACTATTTCTACGGACTTCAGCTCGGGTAGCAGCTTTGGGTGATTCTCCATACAAAGGTTCTGTAACCTCCTGTAGGTTCCCAGTTGATAGTCCCTTGCGCTTTGGCATGATTGGTTGACCCATTATTATTCTCCTTACTTGTGTTTGTATTTATATTAACATAATAGTTGAAAGGAATCAAACTGGCTTAAGCCTTTCTGATTTCCATGCTCTTTGTTGTGATGTAGTAAATATCTCCACCAACACCTTGAGCTGTTTTTGCTGCAGTGCGTGCTGCTTTAATAACATCTGTTTTAGTCCATGGGCCTTGATCACCCAAACTGCCAAATGCTTCGCTTGCTCCTGATCCCATTGCCCATCTTCCACTAACTGGAATAGTAACGCTGAAATCTTCATCAATAATTAAAAGATTGCTATCCCATGCCATAATAATGCCAGCACCAAAAGTCTCTACTTTTTTTGAGCTTTCAAGAGCACCGTGTTCATTCAAAGCTTCACGCATAGCAGGAACAATATCTTTTACAGCAAATTTATCTACTTCATGAAATTCACGGAACTCGGGCCATTCAGTCCAATATTGTATAACTTGCATAGCTCTAATGCTTCCACAGCCACCGAATATATACCTACGGTCTTTGTCCATCCATAATTTACCTGGGCCTTCATCGCTCTTAGAATAATCAAAGGAGATTTGAGAGTCAGCAGCGATGACAATGCCATCCATTTTTGTAATAGCTGCAGATAGCACGGTCATGACTTAGTATCCCAATCAGGTTTAGCAGTATGTTTAGTTATAGTATTTTGATCTTCTAAGTGGACCCAATTGTCGTCTTCGCCAATAATGTCCCAGCTACCTGGGTTTAGATACTTAACGATTGGCATGCCACAATGTTTACATTCAGTCATTAGTAGTAATCATCCTCATCTACATTAGGCTTTTCGTTCTCCTCTGACGTTTCTGTAGATTCTTCTTCTGTAGTTTCTTCTACAACAGCGACTGGTTCAGCAATAAGTTCGCTGACTACATTCTTAAATTGAGGACCAACGACTTGATCCCACATAGCAGCAAATTGCTCTTGCAATTGTTCTGTGATCTCACCATGATGAAGTATAATCTCACAACCAACTTCTGGCTTGATCCAATCCCATTCGCCTTTGGCGTTCTTTACTTGGAGAGTGCCTCCAATGCTTACACTAAGCTTGAGTTCCATATGCTTCCTTTTCTTCGGGACTACTTTCAATAATCCAAGCAAACAAGTCCATAAGTTCTTTTGCCTGGTTTAAGATGTTTGGTTCAATATAAATATCATTCATCATAGTAGCATTAATTAGTTCATTAAGTACAGTATTAATTTGCTTAATTGCTTTTTCACGCATGACATACTGATACTCTTTATTTACTGGCGGTGCTACAGGCACTTCTATGGGAGTAGCTTTTGCAAGCTGAGTCTCATTCTGATATTGTTTCATCCTTTTACTAACTGAAACAAGCTCAGCACCTAGTGCTATTTGTAAACCACTTCTAAGCAACCTTGTTTTGGTTCTCATATAACTCCTTACTTTTTAATACTTTACTGTTGACTACTATAAAAGTCAAATTGGTGCCCCAGGCAAGACTCGAACTTGCAACCTGCGGGTTAGAACTCCGATGCTCTATCCGTTGAGCTACTAGGGCAATACTTTAATTAGTATCATAGATATTTACGTCTATGCCATTTTCACGTAAAATATCCATTGCTTGTTCAAAATAAGGGTTGCTCATATCATTAACAACCCTACGCGATGCAGACTTGATAACACCTTTAACCCACATTGTATTAGCACTATAATTACTAAACGCAGCAATAAGTTTTGGCTGAGCTGGGATCTGTGCTAATTCTAGCATAGTCTTTGCTGCCCAATTTAAATCTTTAGCCATTACTTCTTACATTTACAATTACAGTTGCCACCACATGAGTTTTTCTTCTCAGGTGCTTTGGTCTTTTGATAAATACCATTCTTTACACCTTGGCTAAACATATGAATAAAAGCGCCAACACCCATAAAAAACAATGCTGGTAAAATTAGTACTAACATTACGTGCATTATTGTTCCTTTTTCTTTGGTGCAGCCTTCTTAGGTGCTGCTTTCTTCACTGCTGGTTTATCTTTCTTTGGCTTTGCTGTTGGAGCTTTATCTCCCATTGGAAGTGGAAGGTCTGGAATGCCGGGTCCATTATTACCACCAAAAGTTCCTTGCAACCAATTCAAAAAGTTTTGTCCTGCACCCATTATTATTCTCCTATGTTCCAATCATTATATGATCCCAAGCGCACAACATGTGCACAAGGGTCTCCACCGTCTTCCCATGACTTTTCTTCGCTATCATGCATAGGAAAACCATCATGGGTACTGCAGAACTGTTCTGAGCAGAAACCATTATCTACTCCATATTTTAACCACTCATCAAAATCCATTATAGCTCCTTGATATACTTACTGTATTTTTTCTTGTTATCTTTTAGATAATCTGGATAAAAATCTGAATCTATATCTACTAGTTTTAGTTCGTATCCACGACCAAGTGTATCAGCATTGTTCTCAAAATTCAAATCAAGGTTTGATTTAATTTGGTCAGTATTACATTCTGTATGAGCAAAAGCTTCAATCTTGTTTTTAATGAATGTAGTATCTCCACAAAAAGTCCAGTGCCATCCACCATTGGGGATATTTAAAGAGTTTACACCTAACCTAAGTTGAGTAGCATTAAACCCAGCTCGACGGTATTCGCCTACGCTGCAAGCCTTAGCCTTCCACCATATACCTTCACCAAGGTTTTGGTTATTTAAATAATATTGATGAATAACCATTTCAAATGAATATGTGAAATCAGGATCAAAGTTCTCAATAAGAAATTCAATAGTTTTAGGGTTAGGAATTTCATCTAAGTCATTAATAAGAACAATATCATCATCATTATATTCTGATAAATCTAGAATAACATCCCGTTGATAATTTTCTTTGCCCCACTCACTAAGGCCCTCAGGAAACTCAATCTCTACAACTGTGTGTTTTGGGTGCTTGATGGTATTAGCAAGCATTGGTTTATCAAGACCAGTAAAAGTTTTGTTAGCTTCAATCGTGTAGAAGCGATCAACCACATTTTCTAAAATGCCAAGCCGCAATTCAAGGATATGCGTCTCGTTATAAAATGGGGTAATGCTAACTACACGTCGAGTCACTTTGCCTGTTCCTTAAGTTTTCGTGCCATCTTAGCTTTATTGGTAGCACGATTAAATACATTCATCCATTGCTTACCAATGGCTTCCCAAGTGTTTGTAGATGCCCATTCATAGGCTTTCTCTGCACGTTCTGCAGCTTCCTTTGGATTATCCATAATGTGCTTAATAGTCTTAGCAGCATCTTCAACGCTCATTAATGGACGCATACGTTCATTATCATTATCTTTAATAATCCAATGAGATGGGGTGTGCCCACTAGGGATTCTCCAACCACGGTCATCGCCAAGAATTTCAGGGACTGATGTATTATCAGGAGCAACAACAGGTGTCTTAGTAGACATTGCTTCTGTGATACTTAGGCCCCAACCTTCACCGTGAGTAGTGGTAAGGTAAACATCGCTAGCGTTGTAGATTTGGTTAAGGAATTCAATTGGGAATCCGCTGTGTGCACCAAATTGCCTTGGGTCTGGTACAGTAAAATCTTTATTTGGATCTAGCCCAAGTGCACGAGCCATTTCAAGAATACTTCCACCAAAGTCTTTTTCTTGCATATGCATGTAAAGGAACGCATCCTCTACTCCCATATTGCGTAATTCTTTAAGGATCATAAGACTTCTTGAAACATCTTTGCGACCTTGGTTACGATTAACATTCGTAATCAAAAATTTATCTTGAAGCATAGGGAAGATCATGCTTTTAGCTTGTTTCTTTTCTTCTGGTGATAGTGGAAAGAAGTCTTTAGTATTGGTTCCATGGTAAATAACATCTTGCTTATCAGCAATGTTACCAATTACTTTACGGCTTTCGTTCTTTGCGTACTCAGTATAAGCAACAGGGAAGTCAAAACTAGATACACATTGGTTGACCCATTCTTCACGTGGAGCACAATCGAATGGATAGTAGTAAATAGTCGAGAACGTATTTGGCTTAGTACGTTGCAATTCAAGAATTTGAGGAACAATATCCAATACAATAAACGTATCTTGAACAATAAATACGATGTCATAATCGCCTTGAGCAAGGAGGTCTAGGAACACTTGACGACCAAAAACATCTCCGTATGGTCCTTGTGTACGTAAAGCACTAATAGCAGGCCATAGGCGACCAGGCCAAAGAGTTGTATCGTAAGGCCCACCATCATAATTAACACCAACTACGTCAATGTCATAGCTGCCAGTCTTGTACAGTTCTCCCATGATATTTTTCATCACGGTACCAAACCCTGTGCTACAAGCATAGTCACCCCACGCTAGTACCTTAATCTTGCTCATGAATTCTTCCATTCTCTTGGACTCATATTAGGATCATTATAGGGCTTAGCATAGACCTCTTTCAAGTCTTTACGAGTACTTCCCCACTTTTTTTCATAATACTGACCGCTCTTCAACGAATTAAGAGGTTGAGTGAGTTTTTTTGTAGTCTGGTGTCTAATATGCACGTAAGGGATGCTTGTTTGTATAGTTTTGTATCCAAGCAACTTGATACGATATTTCATATCAGTATCTTCCCACCAAGCTGGATCAAAATTCTCATCAAACGTTCCACACTTTTCAAAAAAGTCTGGTCGTATTGCAAAACAAGCGTAACTTTGATCTTCAACAGCGTATGAAACATCGCCAACTATTTCATCATCCCATAAGATTTGTGATGGGTCACTTAAAGCATCAAACATGTCTACTGGGAATGCCATTACATAATCATCGGGCATTGCTTTAGTTTCACGAGCTAAATAATCTATAGTCTTTTCAGAAAATAGAACATCATCATTGCTTACAATGATTACATCACACCCATCAGTAATTGCATTCTTGATACCAGTATTCCATGCTTTAGCTAATGGAACTTGATAACGGTATTGTGGTTGGATATAAAACTTTACATTATGCTCACTATTAGCACTATAGATCATATCTATTGCTTGATCAAAATTATTAAGAACAGGAATTACTAAGCCAATTTTCATTGATAAAATGGATCACTTTCTTTGTCTTTTTTATTTTTATTAAACTCTTTAACGCTTGCATTCTGTGCAGCACGGCATGCTTCGCATGGGATTTCTTTTTTTCGCCTGTGTGCACCATAACCAGAACGTGTCCCACAATCTGCTGGTCTACGACCACGTCCTTTAATTTTTATAGAAGTAGATTCAACTTTTTCTTCTTCTTCAATATATTGATTATTTAGAAACGCAATATTAATATTAACCAATTCTATGCCAAGTTTATTACGTAATTCTCTACGTTCAGTTGGTCCTGTATTAGCCCAATGCCCATATTCTTCATATTTGAGTGCATGATCAAGGCATTGTGTGGATACTGGACAACCATCGCATTTGTCTGATAGTTGTTTTGATGGAGCTTTACCATGCGATGGATAGAACAACTCAATATCCATTCCTTTACAGGCAGACTCTTTTTGCCATTTATAATCAATTTTAGTATCCATAATTATTGGAAAGATTGATAGCTGGAAGGGCCTCGGGAGGAGTCAAGGTATGAACACCGACTGCAACTCCCGAGGAAGACCAGGCCCTTCTGGAGAGGCTGTAAAGCTCTCTCACTTCATTAGCTATCTTTTGCTCTTTTTTACATTATCCTTTCGGAATTGCTCTGCTTTTTTAAGCAAATTTATGATATATTCTACAAAATCTTCAATTTCTTGGAGTGATCGTGGGCTATTTCCGCCCACAGCAATGGTCTTACCAATCAAGGTACTATGCATCTGACCACTGGTGATCATGTCCATCATGTCTCGTTGGATCTGATCATACTTATTAATTGCCATTTATTATTTTCTCCTCTACCAGCCTTGTCCGCAACCATATTGGTCAGGAACGTAGCCACTTTTTTCGATCTCACGAGCAATTGTTACCTGCTCTTCTGGTGTTGCTAATCCTGCATTCTTGGCAAATTTTAAACCGCCAAATTTAATCCAGTTAATATAATCCAGTTAATATTAGTCATTCCTAGTCCACCACTGTAGTAGGGGCCTATGTAATGCCAGTTACCACCCATTTCACAGATGTTAACTTTTTCCCAAGCCAACATAATTGGCCTAGAAAACAATATCACTGGATATACTACTTTTTTAATCTTTTGAACCACTTTTGGTGTTTCTTTGTTTGTTAATACTTTTGGGGTGCTAGCTCCAACATGATTAATAACCATACTGACAGCTAATACTGAGATTGTAATTAAACGTCTCAAGATTATCCTATCTCTCTAACAATAAGGTCAGTTAGTTTTCAATAGATCTCCCTTCTTTAAGTTTATAAAACATATCACGATATGGGACCAGAGTCAAATTAAAACAAAAATCCAAACGGTGTTACATCAATAGTGTCTTCCATGTCAGCATGCTCGTCTATAATACCACGAATTGCTTCTGCTTCCGCTCTCCGTCTCAAAACTTTTGCATCTACTCTTTCTTCAATAGTATTTACAGCTACTGGACGATATACCCATGTTTTGTCAACTCCTTTTGAGCGAGAATCGGCACGATTGATACGATCTTTACGTTGTTTGTAATCTGCATATGTACGTGGTACTTCAATGTTCCAAAGGTATGGTGCATAAAGGTTTGCACCTTCTTGGAGTACATCACTTGTAATTAATACAGCTGGACCTTTAGCAGCATTAAATAGTTTCATGTTTTCTGCTGACTGATCAGTGCTCATTCCAACTCCCCAGATAGGCAAAATAAGAACATCTGGGTATTGTGCTTTTAACGCTTCGTAATATGGAAATAGAGTGCCGTTTGTCCAATATGTAAACAAAACAACTTTTTCATTTTTTTCAAAATAAACGTCAAGATTATTTATAATCAACTGATATTTTGCACTATTCTGGATGCTGATGTCATTACCAAACTCTGCAACAATTTCTTTAGCAAACTTACCATTACTGTTTTTAAGACCTTCAGTGGTATTGCAAATCATACGGAGTACGTCAATATAGCTCCAGTTAGCAACTTGGTTATCTGGATTATAACGTTCACGAGCTTGTTCTTCAGCCCAATCATAAATAGCACGGTCAATATCAGAAAGTTCATATACAAGCTTTTTTGGAGTGCTTTCAGGGAACTGTGCAGCAATAATGGGATCGCTTTTCATTGCAATGTGAGTCCAATTTTCGTGTTTCTTACCTAATAAAGAAAGTTTTGCACGATCCCATTCTTTTACATATAGTTCTTGTACAAAACCATTGCTATACATGCTGAACTCTTTACCGTAAAAACGTTTAAAAACATCACGTTTCATGTCACTAACGTCAGGAATACCAGGGGCTACTACAGAAAAAATATTACGGATGTTCAATGGGCTAGTCGTATATGGTGTAGCCGTTAATGCTAGAGCTTTTGTTTCGCTATCCGGTGTGTTAATAAGAGTATGAAAACCTTCTCCCAACAGACTTTCTCCGCTGTTGATTTTTTGTGCTTCATCAATAATGATAAGTACACGTTGCCCCTTGATCATGTTCAGAATTTGCAATAAATCTGTACGGTCGTAGGACTTAACTTTCTTTCTCTGGCCTGGCACTTTAGCCATATTGCCTTCACGTACTTTTTCGTAGTTAAGAACTAATACTTGGTTAGTGTTTTTTTCGTACATGGCGTGGCGAGCTTTGCGAGTCATCTTTTCTGTTACACGTTCAACAGTTAAGTGTGTCATCCGCTTAAACTCCTGTTCCCAGTCGTATTGTTTGATCTTCTTTGAAAAGACCAGCACCTTGTCAATGGCACCATGATCAAACAGTTTCTGGCTAGTGAGGCAACTCAATAAAGTTTTGCCTGCACCTGTATCCCACTGGACTAATACTTGTGGGTTTTCTGAGAGCATTTGCTTCCAGACATAATTAAGTCCAACATGCTGAAAAGGGAATAAATGGTTCTCAACCAAAAAAGGGCTATTAACTTCATATGGTTCAGAACTGCACATCTGTAAATCTATAAAATCGTTTTCAGCTTCTTTATCCTCAAAAATTAAAGAATAATCATTATTTTCTACAAGCTGAGCAAACTCATCAATCCTGTCACGGTTTTTTAAAGTACCGTAATTATCAAGCATCAAAAGTTTTTTCTTGACTTCAGGGTCCAAGGAGCTGTATCTTAGTACTCCATTGAGTAATTTACTCTTTTGAACATATATAGTCTTCTCTGAAGGCATGAGTAAATATTACCATAAACAACAGAGAAAATCAATCTACGTTGTAAAGATTTACATTGCTTGAGATCCTATTTATATTAAAAATAGCTGGATGATATTCAGAATTCAACTGAAAATAAGGTTTACTACTAATATTACGTCGTGAACTAATTTCGTTGGTTTTACTCACTCCAATGTAATTTATATCAAGATTAGAGTAATATGAGTTTTGTTTATATTGTGGAATAATACTTACTCCAGTTACATAAACATTAGGGTCTAGAGCTGTCATACGTATTTGTATTCCACTGGCTGGTAATCCAGATGCAGTACTTATAAAACTATTTGCATCATTTACACCAAGAGTGATTGGATACCAACCTGTTTTTCCAGTAATATTGTTGTTTTGTGTATTAGTAAATTCATAACGCACTGGGTGATAGAATGGTGCAAGCATACTTACATAAAAAATTTCGTTAATTGTTGGTACAATCTGCCTTATAACCATTACGAATGATACGTAATTGCTACCGGTAAATCCTTCTAGTTCTACATCGAACCAAGTATTTATTGGCATAGTTCCTGGTGTATAAATTTTATAAGCTAGTTCAGATAAGTTACCTAATACATCAGTGCCAATAAGACTTGCTCTATAAGTTCCTGCATTATTTTTTGGCAATAGTACACGTACTGTTCCACTAACTCTCATATTGCTATGGTCGGATGGCCCAATCCATTTATTAGTTGGTTGAGTGAAAACACCTAATTGATATAGTGAATATGGTACGCTTGCGCTACCACTAATCACTAATTGAATTGTATTTGATGGTATTGAAGTGCTATAATTAGTTCCAGTAACAGTAGCTATATTAAATCCAGAAGTTACAGCAACTGTACTACCACTCACAGTAGTTCCAGAGATTACATTATTAGTTGTTGGATTAATAAATCTAGTTTTTAGACTAATATTAGTAGAACCAGAAGCTTGGACATTGGTTAAAAAGTAGTAATTAAACCCACCGGCTTGTGTATAGCTTGCATAACCAACTACACCAAACGATGGTGCACCAAATTGCAATTGCCAAGTTTGGATACCACTTGCATTGACGTTTGGTATAGTAAAGTTAAATGCTGCTGTATAGTTCCCACCGCTAACACTTAGTCCGCTAGCAGTGCCACTAAGACCCGTTGATGGATTATAATAATTTACAGATGTACCAGTTATTGTAGTACCACCAAGACCTGACCAATTTAAAATTGATCCAGAGTATGGTAGGAAATTAGCGTTGTAGTAATTAAGAATATTATTGCCAAAAGAATACGCTGCTGATTGGATACCATATTGAGTATTAGGTTGACCAGATATTGCATAAATAGTACTTGTACCAAGCGTACCTATTTTTGTACCGCTAGCATTAATGAGCATGGTGCTTAAAGTTGCAGCACTAATGTTATTCATCAATGTATTATCATTGCTAATTGTATTGCCTTGAGTTAAAAAACTTTGCCAGTCAGTAGTTAAACCACCAATATTAAATGCGTTAAAACTATCAATGGTAGAGAACCATGGTGTTACTGCAATTTCGTCAACATTAAGGTTAATGTAATCAACACCTTGGCTAGAGAATCCTGTGTTTGATCCATTGCTTGAAATAAAATTTTGTGGTGTTCCACGTAGATCATCAAAATTATTTTCAAAAAATGAAGTAATGTATCTAATACCAGTAAAGTAGGCTTGGTGCCAAGTTTGATTAATGTTTACTTGATTATAAACATGGACACGATTGTCTGGAAATCTTCTTTGAAGGAATTCATTATATGAACTATAGTTATAATTACCATTAGAATCTAATAGTTTGTAACTAATACTTGGGTCAATGATATATGAACTTGTATTTATAGATTGTGTAGTAGGATTATTAATCTGTGTTGAGTTAAGATTTGCAAGACTTGGAAAAGTAGAATTATTACCAATATTTGCAGTTGCATTACCCAGGATAGTTGAGTTACTAATCTGTTGGTTTAAGATAGTTGAAACACCAATAGCACCTGGGTTAGTAATTGCATATTTTACTGCATTACCGTCAATAATATTTGCTTCTAGTTGAGAGAAGTAATTTTCAACATCATAAGGAAAAACATTAATAGTTTTATTAATTGAATCCAATGGCAGGTCATATACTTCTGGTATAAGTTTTATAAATTCAATTTTTAAATACGTGCAGCTTACGGTTGGTAAATCGTATAAACCTTTTCTTAAAGAAAAATCTCTTTGAATAGGCGTCCAAGAGAAAGTGCTTGGATCTACTGTACCACTAATTGTTGATTGAATAGTGTAATAGACATTAAATTTGCAACCACTGTACAATGGATCAATGTATAGTCTATTAATTGTTTTTGGCGTTGGATCGCTAACTTTCATATAAAAATATACGATTGAGTCTTTTACAGGTTGTGGAGCACATTTCCAATATGTTGAATCATTAACAAACATATTAGAAACACTATTAACTGAATAAGAATATGTTTCTACAAAATTAAAACGATTTTGTGTAATAATAGAATTAGAACCACTAACAACCGCGGCAGGAATATCAGAATTATTTTTAACAATTAATTTGATACTAAAGTTTTGTACACCTACTGAATAAGCAATATTTGTTAAAGTATTTCCATTACCCGAGTTAGATTGAACAGTTTTATTCCTTGTAATGCGAATAGATATTTCGCTTACACCAGTTAATGGATAAGTAAAATTACTTGTTCCATTTGTACCTGATACTGTAGCTGGTGTTGGGTTAGTTGGTGCATTGTATTCTAAACGCAACCAATTAGTAGTTGTGTAAATGTCTCCACCACCGGCAATTGAGAATGTTGAGGAACCGGGCAATGGATTATCATTCTCGTCTAGTATCTCAACAAAACAAGGTACGTTAAGCACATCAAAAACAATATTGTTGTAATAAGTAGTATTTACAATATCGTAAGTAATTACTACAGGATTACTTGTAGGTCCACCAAAATCAGTACTTGAGATCCATGATTTTTGTAGTTGTGGATCAAAACTAATAATACTATTTGATTGATTAAAAATGTTTACATTGGGATCTGAATATCCAGTGCTTTGAATATTTGATAAAGTATCAATTACACCAGTGTGTGAATAAATTTTATTATAGACAACACCGTCAATAGTTAAAGGCGGATTAACCGATTGCGTTACGTATTCTTTTGAGGGGTCTGTATTGTTTGGTAAAATTGGCATTATTGTGCACCATAGACTGTTGATGTAACTTGGATAGAAGGAAGAGCAACGCTGTTTTCTGGGAAACCAGTTGGATCAGTACTGCTAACAAAATTAATATTCCCTGTTAAGTCAATAATTATTTCTTGTGTTTGCAAGTGAGCAAAATGTGGAGCTACGCTGCTTGTATTATTCTTTACCCAATATCTTGTGTTAGCACCTGGTTGTATATTTCCAGGTGAGTTCAAACCGTTTGCATTCACAGATGTTTGCAAATGAAAGTATTCTGAATAACCACCGTTAGTTGCTACGTAGTTTCCAGAAATTTGAGTAAGTGTATTAATAGGCGAACCAAAGCTAATTACAAAATTATTAAATGTAAAATACTTTATAGTATTCAAAATTGTATTAACTTTGCTTTGATCCCAAGTAAAGAAACCACTATTGTTAGTAGAATCCATTAAAGGAATAAGAACTATTTCTTGGGCTGGGTTAACGCCCGATCTTCCATAACCGGGTGTTCTCCAACTTTCTACAACATAAAACTTTGTTTGTGTTAATGCTTCACACATAGTGAGAACGCCCCACAGCGTTGAACCTATTTGAAAAGCTTCTGCAGCTCCCATAAGTCTTTCACGATAACTTGCATCTTTTGTACTGATTTCTTGCCATTGAGCATCAGTCAATTGATCAATAAAAGGATTTGTAGCAAAACTATAGATTTCAGGAGCAGTTCTTTTTACATTAAGAATTAATCCAAGTATTGTATCTAAATTATTAAATTCTATATTTTGCTGACCAAGCCTTGCAGCAAGCTGTAGGTTGTTAAGTTGTCCAGTACCACTGTTGCCAAGCAAAATATTCATTAACGTGGTGAGGTCATCACCACTATTAAAATCATAAATATCATCTGGAAAATTACTTACCTTTTGTATAAAGGTAGAGTGCAAAGCAGTGGGGAAAAGATTACCAGCCATTAGAAATTACTATTTCCCTTAACTGTAAAGTTAATTGCGTTAAGCAATGGTAATTGGTTGCTTGCAAGGTTAAAATCACTAGATTGTGTAGTGAGTATTGTTCCATCTAAAGCAACAGTATTAATACTTGTTACTTTAACGTTTGATACCCCTGGCACTGATAGGATTTGAGCTGCAAGAGTCGAGAAAGAAATACTTCCAAGATAATAAAAACTACTAAAATAAGTAGCAAGGTTATTAGCAATATTTGTTTCAACTGAAGTTGGAGTAAACCCAGATGAGAACACAATTCTAAGGTTAAGAACCAGGTTGATATAGTTTGCTTGGTGAACAAGAGTGTTTGTTCCTAATGGTCTACTTTGTTGTACCAACGTTTCTACAGAAACTACATCGCTATTATAATTATGGTTGTATTTCAACCATGACATAAGTGTTGGCAATGCAGGCCAACCACTTGGTGGCGTTGTTACATCAAATGCAAGGCCAGTTGTTTGTAGTACACTATTTTTATTGTCTGTTGTGTCATAAATTGGGTAAACTAAAGTTTTACCGCTAATTGCTGCTGTAGTTGCAGTACCTGATGGTGCAGTAATATTTTGATTTACATAAACACCACTGGATGTTACTTGTGTAATATAGTAACCAGATCCTGATGCAATTGCACTATTAGCGAGTGCTAAACCTGGGTATAACTGTGATAGACCATTGGCATTTGTTACTGGAATAAATGTTGTTCCATTCGTAGTTGCTCCTGATACAACCGTACCTGTAAACGTTACCCATGGATATTTATTTAAAGCAATTGGGTAAGTAGTACCACTACTTGTGCCAACATTGTAAAGATAAATATTGTCTGCTATTCCACTAGTTGATGTAGACAACTGAGATGGGAAGTTGATAACAGGTTGTTGGTTTAATGGGATATAAATATCATTAGCAATTGTTGAGTTTGTAGTTGCTACAGCACCACTAGCCAATGTGTAGTTAACAGTGTTTAGACTAGCAATCGCGTTGCCTGAACTTAAAGTAAATGATGGATTAAAAACAACTTGAACAACTTGTTCAGTTGCTGAAGAAGCTGACGTACCATTAATAAAGATATCAATAAAATTACCACTAGCAAGTGTTATAGACCTACTTGATGCTGGGCAATATTCTGAAATTAATTGTATTTGGTTGCCAGCAAATAGTGCAGTTTGGTTGGCATTGTTTGCAATAGTTACTACTAGAGGGGCAGTTGGGTTTGTAGGATAGTAATAATCAGTGTTGTTTGCGTATACTATTTGTGAAGGCGTATTAAGGTTTGAACCAATTAATTCATTACCCTGCGGGTAGACATATCCACCAAAAGTACCATTATATGACAATGTACCGCTAGTACCAATGTCAGGGTTTGCACTTTGAATATAACTATAGTAACTAACACCACTTACAGTGGTAACGCCACTGGTAGTAACGCTTGCACCTGGGATAGAAGTACCGCTACCAATCATTATACGATATGGTAAACCTGCGCTATAATTAATTAAAACACCTGTTCCATTGACTGTATTAGTATTTGAGTTAGGTGATGCAACAATTTGATAGTTTGGTGCAACACCACTGATCATTGCAGTTATTCCAGAAGCTAACGCACTACCAGTAACTGAACCGGTAAATCCACTGCTTGCAACGACTGTGGTCCCACTAAAAGTAGTACCACTAATTACGCTAGTCATACCAGAATAAGCTACAAGCAGCATGGTAAATGCATTGCCTGTTCCACTGATTGATGAATTAATTTGTAGTTGTTCGCTATAGAAAGTCTGTTGACTAACTGTGTTAGCAAGAGTTACGTTTGGATCTTGAAGAGCAGTAAGAATATACTTACCTTGTGTACCAATGTTGTTGTTAAAAGCTGTGCTTTGCCATCTAGCTCGTAAAGAAGCATCACTTTCTGGGTCAAGACCACCAGTTATTGCACTATTGTTAACTACTGATGTAATACCAACAAGTGAACTAACTTTTGTAGTAATTGCACCAGTTGGTACATTGCCATAAGCTCCAGGTAGTGTTGCAATGATTGGAACGTCAACGGATGTGCTACCAACGCCAATAATTGCTGGTGCAGAAGTTGCGTAGTAAATTGCAGACGTATAATTAGTGCCAATTGGTACAGCAATTTGTGTACCTAGTGGGATATCAATAATGTTAGTTGATGGAGTATTAACAGAAAAAGTTGCAAGCCCAGAAGCTCTTTTACCAAATTGGCGATAAACACCAAACAAGTTACAAAATGTATCTAATTCAATACCATTCTTTGTGTTAACATCATAACTATATGTTTGAAGAACAGAGTTATTGTTAGCAAGAGCAATTTCTTTTGCAACAGATTCTAGGATTTTATACGTGGCTGTACCAACGCTGACGTCCCAGGTGGGGTCGTATACTGAAAGGGCGGCTTGTAGCCTAGCGAGAACTCCTGAGGTATCAGCCATTAGTTATATTCACTCCGTTGCTATTGATCGTCAGATTAAGATTTACCGTATTGTTATTCAAAGTGTTTAAAGCAATAGCGGCAAATATTGTTGTATTCTGTATCGATACATTTACCGATACAATGTTTTGTATAATTTCACTTTTATTCCAGTTGGCAAGCTGTGCTGTATTTTGTGCTTGTTGTAGATATAATGCTTGTTGACCCTGGTATAGTTGTAATACGCGAATGATTTCGTTTGTTACTGTACTAATGGTTGATGCAGATTGTGTCCCACCAACCAATTGTGGCAATAGGCTACCAAAGTTAGGCGTGGTGAATCCAGTGCCAATGGGTTCTTTTAGCCATAAAGATATGTCTTGTACTAACTTAGCATTACCTGTGGAAAACTGTATTTTTCCTGTACTAAGTTTAATATCACCGTTGCTAACTGTTATAGTCTTCATAGTATCTTAGGCAAAATAGGGCTTTTTATACATCAATACTTGATGATCTTGGTAACTACGGCATATGGCTGCATATTATTGTGGCCAGAAGCTGTTGTAGCGGTGTTTCCGCTGGTTGTAAGCCCCGTTTGGGCAGGCACTGTAAAAGCAAGACCAGGAATAGATACGCTACCGGTAACTGCTTGAGAAGCAATAGAAAGAGATGGAATCGAAAGTGCAGGTATAGTAGCACCATTAACGGTGAGTGAAGGGATGCTAACACTAACACCAGATAGACTGTGAGTGTGACCAGAGTCACTACCAGAAGTAGTAGCACTAGAAGTAATACCTGTTGTTGCAGATTGAGTTGGGTTAGCAGTACCAAAGTGGTTACTAGGGGTTCCGGTACCATAAAGGTTTCCACCACCAGTAGTGTTGTATACCATAAAAGCATAAGATCCAGCACTATGTGTGTGACCAGGATCTGTTATACTTACACTTGTACTAGCACTAATATTAGCAGTACCGGTTCCTGTAGTACCAGAACTAATACTAGCACTACCTGCCACAGTAGTAGTTGAATTGGTAGTACCAGTTCCTGTAGATCCTGAACCAGTAGATCCACCGGCTGTATTCAAACTGACAGTATTGCTAGTTCCTGTACTAGTTGTAAGGCCTGTTTGTGCAGGCACTGAGAATCCATGGGAGTGAGCTACTAAAGGAGTTTCTCCAGATACCAATACGTGAGTTTCTTCACCGCTATAAGTAGCTAAAGCTCTAAGGGTAAGCCCTGTACCACTGCCTGCACCAATCGTTGTACGACCTCTAAGATCAGGTACGTTAAAACTAGATCCAGTTCCACCCCATGTATAACTAATGGCATTGAATAGACCACTATATGTAGTTGTAGAATAACTAGATCCATCACATAGAAGATACCCAGATGGTGCAACAGGGCCAGCAAAATCAAGAAGCGTTCCTGCAGGTACTCCTCCTGTTGCTGCACTGCTCGGTAGAGGTGTTGTACTAACTACTTGATTTTTTGTGCTATCAAATATGCCACCGTATAGATATAACCTATATAATGTTGTTCTTTTTTCTACCCACCAAACTTGGTTAGGTTGTAATTGAGCAAGTGTAACTCCTGGTGGCATAGCTTGGAGATCGATTTCAACTTGAAAACCTTTTGTGTCTAAAGCTAGACAATAATAATTTTGTGCAGCATTGTTTGCTAGGCTAAAAGGATGAAGTTGTGGAAGTGATGTAAGGCGTACTTTAATAACGCCCATTTTTTTATCATATGGATTTCCTGTAACACTCATGATATTACATTCGGCACTAGATCAAGCCCATAGTGAAGAATCTTATTACCCTTCATAGGAGCAGTTAATTGTACTTGTGTAGTAAATCCACCAGAACGGCTACCCTGGTGAGTAACACCCATTACATAAAAATGATAAACGTTATTTTGATCCATGTTTATCTTTATTCTCATACCTGGATAAAGTTCAGGCATAAATGTAAGTTGGACAGTGCTAACAAATTGGTTAACCCATTGAAGCATAAATTGTTGTAAAGCATATAAATATTCAATAGCATGACTGTGAATAACACTTTGCTCTTGGACCATTGGTCGCATACCATATCTATTCAAAAATGTAAGGACATTTTTTAAGTTAGTAGATGTTGGAGTATTTCCTGTAGTATTGTTATTAGTATTGTTTTGAACCAAATAAGTACCAAACAAAATTTCCATAGTGCTTGTATCTTGGATGCTAACAATACCATTTGTTGTAATATAATCTTGGAAACTAACTTGTTGACCAATACCGGTAGTATCACCGATGACACCTACGTGAGTAGCTAATTGGTTGTCATCATGATAAATTTGGAAATCCATAATTTCTACTGGGCTAATATCCATAACTGGATCAGTGCCATAAATACCATAGTAATCAGGGAACCAGGCAACAAAGTCACCATTTGGCGCACTTTGGTATAGACGAAGACCAGCACCCATAATTTGTGTAATGTCTTGCATTACTGGGTTATCAAGTAAAAACGCTCTTGGTGAACCTTGGATAACACTTGCTCTTACGTCAAATTGTGGAGCTTGAAAAAGAGTATTAAAAGCGTTGGTAAGGTTTAAAGCAGACCTTTGTGATGGGTCATTAGCATTATAATAACTACCATTGTTTGAACTATTTGAATTTAAAGTTGTAGTAGCGCCACCAAACAATGACAAAGGTCGTCTAGCTCCTAAATAAATAGAACCATTGCTTTGAGCTTTTTTATTATTATAACCGCCAACAATTTGGCTCCAATATATTGGTTGTTCAACAATTTGATCTTTTAATGGCCCTGAGCTTGTTTGTGCTGCAATGTACCAACCTTGATCGGGGTTAGCTTTTTCACCATTTGGTCCAGGTTGACCAAAGTCAATGCTTAATGTTGCCACGTGGTTCGGTGGTGGTGTATTATCTCCACCTGCTTTTGGCATATTATAAAAATACAAAGCATCACCAGCTTGTGGTTGCGCATTCACACCAAAATATGTTCCTAAAATTTGGTTGTTTAAAGGAACTGGACCGTTGACCATTTGTTTGTCACTCGGCGCAAGAGAACCAAATTGAGAATTTGTATTAGCATTCAATGAAGCATTGACGTTTCTTTTTTTAAATTCTGTATTCCATGCCCATTGAACCAGACCAGAACAATCAAAACCAACCCCTGGAGTTCTGCCACCATAAACATATTTAGTATGACCAACTTGAGTTCTCATATTACTAATAACTGAATTAACGATTGCTGTATTGTTTAATACATCTTGAGAATTAACACTAGCATTTGTTTGAATAAGATTTGAATTAAGACCATTCTGTGGACCAACGTTAACTACAGTTTGATCTGCCCATAAGTAAGTAACTTCTGAGTACATACTGCTTGTAGCATTTTTAGGGTCATACGATTTAGGATCGTTTGCGTTATTTGTAAGATATGCTATTACACCAGGGTGTACTTGAAAATAATCAACACTTTTATCAACAATTGCTTGGTTGTTTTTTCCTGTAGTTTTTTGTGGAACACTAGTTGTTCTTACAGCAACAACTTTATTATATCTTTGATTGATTAATAGTAAAAGTCTTCCATCGTTTTTACCCGTAACGTGGTTTTGTGCCAACCAAGTTTTGGCATTATTAATTTCAGTTTGGTTTTGTAGATTTAAATAAGAAAATGGGGCTGAACAATAATAAATGTCTTCAGTAATCAATGAAGAATTAACTGGGTTCATTGAGTTAGGCCCTGGGAAATAAGCTGGATTCCCACCAATTCCTGTTGTAATAAATGGTTTTGCTTGGCTAACAGAAATTTTAGTACCAATACCACCATCAGGTGCTTGGTTGTTTGTAAGTGTTTCAACGCCTGCAGAATTAGTTGTTACTGCATTTTGCCCACTAGAAACACCAGCAGCACTAATAATTTTACTTAATTCTTGCACAGAGTTCTGGTCTAGTCCATTTGCTGAACTAATCAAATTACTATATACTTGCGCTGTAAAATTAATAAAGCTATTTGGAATACCTTGGATGTGGATATTATTTGGATTCCAGTTGCATACGTTATAAAGGACATTGACGACTGCTTGCGCAATACCACCGTCATTAAGTGTGCTGTTGCTGCTTTGAGCAGCAGAGTCCATATAGTTAAGAAGAAGATTTTGAAATTGGATAAGCGTGTCATCCCAGTAAGTTGATTGCAATATTCTAAGCGTACAAGTAGCTTGGATCTGGATTGGAGTAGGAATTAAAGTTACAAGGGGTGCATATGTTACAAAACCAGTAAATACTTGTACGTAACTAGTTCTTTTTAAGAACACTACAATACGATCCATGGTTGATATAGGTGTAGAACCACCATCATAGTTATATTTAAACCCTGGGTTATTAAGGGTACAAGTAAAAGTACTTACGGCATTAATTTGTCTTTGTAAATTAAAGTCAACAACATCTGCTGATATATCTACAGGCCCTGAACTAGTATTAACAACAACACTAATATCAGGAGTATAAAAGAAAGTTCCGGATTGACCAGTTTCAATACTCATGCGCTTGGCACTCCACCGTTTTGACTATTAATGCTACTTGCTTTTGTATTAATTGCTCCTTGTACAATGCCAGTAGCATAAAGATCGACCCAACTAGCACCGTATGCTTCTTGATCATAAGCAGAAGGTGCATATGTAATCTTAGAACCAGCTTCCAAAGAAGATGAAGGGGTGTTTGCAATATTTTTTGTTAAGATATTCATAGTATAATTAGTAACAAAATAACTTTTAAAACGTACAAATTGTTTTTCTACAATTTGTATCCAACCATTATATTTTAGCGGTTGTAAAGGGTTCTTGCTAATAATAGTATTATATGTAGGTAAAGTTGGATCAGAATTATTGTAATAATTTAATTCCATTGTTGCTGCAGTCGTACCATTAACATAAGCTATTTGATGAGCATTGATAGCATCTTGAAATTTGTTTAATTTTGAAAAACCATCAGTAGGATCAATATCTTCAAAACCAAGATCTGGTTCGGTACCTTTTGGCTTAAGACTAACCAATGACCAAACAATTGTAAAATTAGCAAACATTTCAGCACGTCTAATAGGGAGCCAAGATATCCCGTCTCGTGTTTGTTGTGTTAAAAATTGATTAGTTGAACTAGTACTAATGCTTTGCAACCATACTTCAAATGTAGTTAATTTTTTACCATCAAATAATGTTATTGTTGCGTTCCCAGCCATTGCTGCCAACCTTCATCTACTATAGGAGATGTTTCGTGTATCATCCCCATACTATTACTCCATGCAAATCCATTAAAACTTTTTACGTTAGCTTGTGGATAAAGAATAGGTGTTGATATCCTACAATTAGCAGAATACATACCTTCAACATTGTTTATGTTTGTATTATTATCCATAATTAACTACCAGTTGTAAAAAGTTGAGAAGCATTAGAGTTTTCCAATGCTTGAAGAATATTTGCGGTTTTTGTACTTTGAGAAATTGTGCTAAGACCAGTCCATAATTCATTAAACCCAATGCCACCAGCGGTTGCTGAATAACTATTGAGAGCTTTTAAAGTGGCGCTTTGCGTAACAACTTTTGTAAGATCTTGTTGCACTTCAAAAGTAAGATAGTATGGGTAAGTTACTGTAGTGATATCCCAACCCATTTGAAAGTTTTGTAAAAATACCATAAAAGATAAATTTCTACTAGGAATACTAAAAGTCATAGGTTTTTTAGACTGGTTTTGGCTATCTTGTACAGTTTTAAAGATTTCATATAATTCCATAAGAGTGCCTCTACTGCCAGCATCACCTTGCACTTGCATAGTATTAATTCTTACAGATAATATTTGAGTTACACGGCCACCAATAGTATCGTAGCTTTGTGAGTTTACTTGGTACGACCAATTTAACGAATTAACATTAAAAGGGAAAGTATAAGTTTTACCAGTATAATTGTCTTTGATCGTGGCAGAACTAACCAACAATGGTTGGTCTAATGAGTTTTGACTGCCTCCTACGATATTAACTGCCATAATTTATCATAAATGTTTTGGTATTTTAGTAAGTGGTATAGTGCCAGTAGTATAACCAGCTGCATTGTTTTGCATAGAAAAGCTAAGAGCTTGTGCAGTAGATGGATTAAAACTAAGGCTAACATGTGATGTTGATGCATTAGACTAACATGTGATGTTGATGCATTGTTGTTATTGCTTGGTGCTTTATATCCATAAATATCTTGTGTAGCAGTCGTATAATCTCCTGATTGATAGGCATTATAAGCTTCTTGGTAAACAGATTTTGGCACATTGATTGTACCTTGAGTTACTTTATTAAGTGCTTCTAGAGCATGTTCTTGTTCTTGTTTAAAAACATATTCTGAACTAGCACCTCTAATACGAAGCTGTCCGCCTGGAGCAGCTTGATTTGTCTGATCAACTATTTTCTTTACATTACCGCTAGCAGTAGCATCAGTGAATGCGACAGGTGCACCATATTTTTTTGCAGTTTGTACTTGTTTTACAACGCCCCATGCCCAATTACCTGCGTGTTGTGGTGTGTCACCTTGTTTATTTATAGCAGAACCCATTGAAGGTTGACTCATGATAGCAGATAAGATCATATATTGACCAGCGTTTTTATCATCAAACTTTTTTTGGCTACCTTGATAATCAGTTGTTGTATCAATTTGTGCCCAATGTAGGATTTGTTCATCAGAAGTATATGTAGCAGTCTGCAATTGTGCTGAAGTAGATTTACGTTCTGTTGCATATAGACCCATGTAACTTGTACCAAGAGCTTGCGCCATCAAAGCATTGCCTAATTGTGTTCCTAACAACTCTGTACCAGTTGCACCTTGTGCTTGCAAAACAAAGTTTCCTGCACCAAATTGAGCAGCTTGTGCACCTAGTTGCGCAGCTACAACGCCGGTAGCTCCTCCAGCAGCATATTGAGACATTCCAGTCATAAAAGCTTGATTACCATATGCTGTACTTGTTTGAGTATTATTTTCAAGTTGACGTACATAAGCAAAAGCGTTAGCAGTATCGCCCATGTTTACACCGGCAGCTAAACCACCACCAATGATTTGTTGAGTTTGTTGTGCATTTAAACCATATTGTGTCTTAAATTGCAAAGCATTATTAACATATTGTTGTATGTTTCCGCCTCTTAGACCAAGAGCTTGAGCATTGTTTTGAGCTTGCATAACATCGGCCATACTGAAAGATGGATTAAGATTAAATCCAGATTGTACAAAAGCACTAAGGGCTTGTCCAGCGCTACGTCCATAATCTACTTGACCAACGTTTTGTCCTTGTGCTTGGGCAAAACCAGTAATTTGTCGTGCTTGGTTAGCAATAGCAACGGCACCCCCGTAAATTCCGGATGCAATATTTGCATAGCCAGCAAATTCAGTAAATTTTGTTAATAGTTTAGATCCAAATATGCTTGTAATGTGGTCAGCAATTTTAAGCATTTTATCTTCAGTGCCACCGGAAACGATTTCGCTTGTGCGTTGTTGAATTGGTATGGTACTACCAGGATAATACGTTGGGTTACCATTTGCATCAAGAACATTTTCATATTTAGCTTCAGCTTGAGCTTGTCTAAGTGTTTCTCTATCAATACCAAGATTACCAAGAACACTTTTGTAAAAGCTACCAGCTCTATTTCCAAGTGTTCTAGTAATTAAATTAGTAGATTGTCTGTAGGCAACTTCTGCTGCTCTGCCTTCTTTTTTTTGAGCAATAATGCTATCAGCAATATTTGAATAATTATTTTTAAGTTGCGCTTGAAGCCTTGTTTGCAAAGAATCGTTAGGCACTTGATTATTAACTGTAGGTGAAATTATTTGGCTTAGAGCATTGCCAAAGACTCTTTTTCTACCATCGTCTTCTTCGTCATATCCACCAGATGGAGGTGCGTTTGGTGGTACTATATTATTGCCATTGCCACCAGATATTCCTGACATAAGATCGCTAAAGTCTCTAGACTTACCAGCGAATCTGTTATTAATGGAAGTTCTTTGTACGTTAGGGTCAGTAGAAAAGTCTACGGATGAAGTGATGCTTTGACTATATCCACCAGAACCAGTGTTACCAAAGTAACCAGCACCAGTGTTACCACCAAAACCAAGCATCTGCATAGCTTGACCCATATTGGCATTGCCGCCGAGGCCTCTTGCGCTATTCATCATTTCTTGCAATTGCATTACAAGGTTGCTAAATGTAGCTTGGTTAGCTTGTGCTTGTGTTGATACAATCTCTAAAATAGATTTAATTCCAGTAACAACATCTAAGTTTTCTTGGAAATAACCTCTTAGTTTGTCTGCACGATCAGTAACGCCAGAAATAGCGGTATCAATGGCTTCTACGTCGTCACGTATTTGTTTTGTTACAGAAGCGAGTTGTTGAAAACCTTGTACTGTAGAACCGGTATTATCTTGAAAATTTACCGGTATCTCAAGTGGATCACCTGTAGCCATTAATCACCTCCTATCTCGTCTATATCTATGCCATCAAATGGGTTGTTTAAAGTCATTTGTTCGACAAAAGCTGCGTCAGCGGCGATTTCTTCAGGTGTTCTTTGTTGAGGTTTTGCCATTTCTGCGAATACCTTATCGAGCTCACGTTGTTCTTCAATACTTTGAGGAGTAAGCCAGACGACATCGCCCATCTCTTCCTCTTCTTGTTTTTTCTTCATGTAAATGCTATGGAACTCTGGGTTGTTTATAAACAGATTCTGTTCAAAACGAAGTTCTTCTAACTCATTTTCTTGTCTACGTTTACGGATAGTATGCGTTACAAGGATTTGTTGTTGTACTACATTGAGGTTGCCTCTGGTAAAAACACCAGTAAGATTGGCAATCTCACTATTCTCGATCACATACGGATCTACTTCCCATCTTTTGGGATATCCAGTTCCTCTTCTACCTTTTCAAAGATATCAAAAGGGACAACTGGTTCAATAATACCGAGTTCTTGCAATACCATAATTACACGGTTTTCAAGAGAATCAATTTCTTCGTAAAGAATATCAATAATAGTATCATACCAATTATTGACTACGTAATCATACTTTTGTCTAACTACGTTAATATTTTTATTACCAGGGATTAGATCCCTACCATCAACACTAACCAATCCGGCAGCAACGATAGCAGATTTGTAAGAACGAGCGTACCCAACAGTATCTAGGTACGGCTTTGTCAATAGACTAATTTCTAGCTTTTCGTTAATAGTCAATGTTCTAACCACAAACTTGTGGAAAGGCACTTTTGTGACTTCACGTTGTAAATAACCTAAAAAGAGCAGGCCTTCGAAATCATCTTTCCATTCTTCTGGAAAGCTATCGATGTTCTTACTTGTTTCGGTCTGGGGGAGGTCTTCACTCCCCCATCCGATTCCATTCTTCGTTGTCATGTTTCCTTTGGATCTAGGGCTTCTATTCAAAGCCTACCACATTAGCTTAATTAGTTTTTGTTAAGGAAGCGGTTGTAAGGCTTCTTGCTTCTGCGGCTACGGAGTTCAACTTGAGCAAAAAACTGACCGTTAGTACCTGAAGCAGGAGTAGTAAGCGTTGTACCAGCAATGTTATTAGCAAGTGGGCTACCAGTTACAACACCAAGTGAGCTAACAGCTGTGGTAGTTGAAGCAGGAACTCCAAGGTAACCAGCGTTGCTAGTTGCTACAACACCAACTGCAGTTCCAACGGCAGTACCGCTAACGACAGCAACTGATGGGCAAATACCTTCGATTTGAGTGAAACCAAAGTAACCAGCAGGAATGTTAACAAGTGCAACACCTGAGAAAGCACCTTGCTTAGTACCAACAGTAGTAACGTTTCCGTTTACACCGCTAAGAGTTGTATTGGCGCTAATAACATATGAAACGCCTTGACCATCTTGCTTGACTTGGTATGTGATACCAGAAGCAGTTGATACGTAACCATTGCTTTCGTCTTGCCATACCGTTGCCCAACCACCTGAAATGGTAGTAGCAGTTCCATTATAAACGAGTTGGTAACGAGCACCATCAGGACCAGTTAGTGAGTAAGGTTGGAAAGATCCTAGTAGTGTGTCTTGTGGTGTTCCAATACCAGCACCAGCACCAGTGGTTCCACCAGCAGCAGCTCCTTGAGCAGCAAAACCAGCAATGCTGAATGTGCTAAGAGTGTTGCTTACAGTACCGAGGAGGCTGAGTGGACCATTTCCACCAAACAACTGGGTATTTACACCATTTGATACTTGGGCAGGTACAAAACCACCACTAGCAGTGGTAAGGTCAGTGTTAACAGTGACAACTTTGATAACATTCTGACGAGCACCTAGGCTAATCTTTGAGAACGTATCAGCATCTACCACGTATTGTACACCTGGGACCATCTTACGGTGATCAGGAAGAATGGCTTGACCCACTCCTGCCTGCAATTGAATTACATATGAACGTACGGACATTTTATTTCATGCCTTTCTTAATTTAGAGTTTCGGTTCTTTGACGGTACATGATTGTAATCGTCTTGGGAATAGTCATTGTTCCAATTTGGATTAATTCATCAACTGTGACGTTAACTACGACACAACCAGTGTAAGTAATTCTACGCTGGGTACCGTCTGGCTTATTGATGACTTTTATGCACTGGACTTCGCCTTGAGCAAGTTGAGCCTTGAACACGTCAAGGAGGTCAGCTGCATTAGCAAAGTTTGCACCCAATTGTGCCCATACTTCAGCATTCCATTGTTCTAGGAATGTGATTTCGAGATATCCTGCATTCAAAGCAGCAGGCAAAGCAATCTCAATTGGGTAAGCGTTATCCAAAGGTTGGATAGGCTGTGGTTGTGCTACAGGCTGTGGGCCTCGCTCATTGATAACCTGAGCATAGGCTAGTGCCTGTCCATTGTAGGTGAACGCAGTATAGTGTCCACCTACGCGAAATAGTGAAGTTGCCATTTTTTATTGCTCCTAGTAGACTACAAGATTGCTCTGAGTATTATTCGTAATTACGGTACCAGTTTGAGTATTTAGGCTCAAAGTAGTCTGGATGTAATTAATCGGATACGTCGGAGAATATTGGAAAGTAATATTTACAGTCGTTGGGTTAGATGGGTTAACTGTGTAATTAATATTCTGGTAACTTTGGATAAGTCCAGATGCCTTTGCATTGATCAAAGTACCTTGCACTGTTGAAAGCGCAGCACCAGTAGTAATCTGTGTCAAAGGACCACCAATAAGTGCACTATTGACCAAGTCACGTCGAACGTTGTTAGCTAAGCGGTCACCAACAGCATTGATTGATATTTCTTGTGTCAACCAGTTATTTACATTAGTTGTAAGACCCTGTAGAATCCAGAGGTTACCGTCACGCTTTTGGTAAACTGTAGTAACACCATAAGGTAGATAGTTAGTAGCTGCGTCCGTAAGGCTAATTTGGTTAGGGATGTAATTAAATCCATAAACAATCTTATTTGTAATAGGGGTGCTAACTTGAGTCTGTCCTACAAAAGTACCAGCGATTGCAGCAGCAAGGTAGTAACCAGGGATATTGAAGTTAACGTTGGTAAGTCCAGTATTAGTATTCAATCCTGGGTTGTAGTTAATAGAACCTGGGAATACAACACTATGGGAATACAACACTGACTCGTGTACCTGCATTGCTTGCACCAATTCCACCAACAAATGATTGCACACCTGAAGTAGTGATCTGGTTAGAGGTTCCATCAAAACCAAGGAAGGCACGCTGGTAATTACCATTGCTATTTTGGCTAGTAAGGTACGCAGCCAATGTGCTAGCAACCGTACCGTTTGCGTAAGCAGTAACTTGCCCATTGGTAACAAAACCATAGAGTGGGACAATTACGTCTACGCCAGCGAATGATGAAAGGTATGTTGGGTCACTACCTGTACCGTTAGTTGCAAGTGCACGGTTCCAGTCGGTAGTAGTAGCAGCACTTTGTCCGCTTGATGAAATACGAGCTACAGGAAGAACTTGTACAACATTTGCACCATTTTGGAATGCAAATTGTGCAGCAAGCACAGCTGGATTATTAATTGTTGTTCCACTGATAGCAGCACCAATTGTGTTGGTGAGTGTATTAAAATCGTAATAAGTTCCGTATGCTGCCCAGTTGTGACCGTATGTAACAGAAACAGTTCCACTTGGAAGTCCAACGCCAGTTGTGGTTCCAACTGTAGTTATAGCACTAAAAGGCTGACCACTGGCGGTGCTGACAGTAAAGTTAACACCGTAAGTACCAGTAACAGTTGTGCTACCACTAACCCAAGTTACAGTGTAACCAGAGAAAGAAGTGTAAGTACCCGTTGAAGTCGTGTTGACCATAGGGGTAGTAAGTTGACCGATTGTTACACCGGATGTAGCAGTGATGTTATAGAACGTGTCAGTATTGCTACCAGCGACAGGCTGGTCAGCAAGCAATAGAATATTAAGATTTGTAGGGTTTATAGCTGTCAGCGATGTGCCAGACTGCGTGACATAAACACCTGGAATCTGATAGTTGGAAATGGGCATACATTCTCCTTCAATGCCTTATGCATAATCGCGATTGTTTTACAGTATTTCTTTTACCAGTTTTATTATAAGGTATTTGTTTCATTTGGTGTAGAATAAGGGTTAGCAACCATAGTTCCGCTAGCGGTAACAATTGTGAATTCAGGTAGTACGTAGTTGTACTTATTCTCATAAAAGTCACCTATACATTGGACTCTTATGCTAGCCTCATAAGTCAATTCTTCTGGACTCCATGGGGTCCCAACGCTAACGCTGTCACCTAATGGGGTAAAAGTATCCAAAAGTAAGGTCATACCCAGCAAATTGTTGTTAACAATGCTATTAAAAAACGCTGTGCTAGCTGGGCTACCCTGACCCATAAGGATCAAATTAGCAACGCTATCGTATAGGCGGTCTCGCTCTTCGCTGTGCATAGCCATAATTTGTAAATCTATGCTACCTTCAAAGTAGCCTGTTCTTGAACTTTGAGTTCCAGAATAAGTTGTACCACTAATAACTATACCGCCTGAAGCAGCTGTATAAATGTCTGGGTTAAGACCTGACCATTGAATTTTACTTGGTCTGAACTGCACAAAGACTGCTGGCCATGCAACTAGTTCGAGTGGATACTCAATTGTTACGCTGTTTGGAACCAGATCGAGGCTAGTATCAATTGGAGCAGATGCTAGAGCTGAGAACCCGGCTTGAAGTGCTTCAACGATTGCGGTTTTTACGGCTGTAGTAAACATTTTATATCATATTCTTTCCGTAAAAGATTTCTCCTAAATCGTCTTTTGCATCAGTCTGCATCAAAAGATTTAATACTTCTTTAGAAGTAACAGTTCTTTTCCATTCTTCAACGCTTGCGTTTAATGAATTTTCTAATACCTTCAATGCAGGCTTCTTAGGATATACCCATTCAGGCTTGCTTTCTTTAATTCTTCCATCTTTAGCTAATCTAGTAATAATAGGGATATTGCCAATTTGGTTAGCGCCAGCTCGTCTAAAAGAAATAGTTCCGTCTGTGTTCCTAATTGGTATAACTCTTCCTGATAAATCAACCATTGCGTGAGCTTTAATACCTTGGTCTAGATCCATTAGATAAGCTACTTCATCAGGAACTTCAATACCTATTACACCAGTTTGATAAAAAGGGATCAAACTGTTTAGTGCTTTACCACTTTTACGTGGTCCAATGACTTGAGCAATCTCGACTGCACGTCTAGCTAAACGTTGTGTCAATGCATCTGGTGCTGCTATTCCTTCGTACATTAAATCACCGGTACATTGTAGTATGGAGCACTTGGGAATACGTTTTCTAAAGTACAAGTTTGGTTAACATAAACACTTGGGCTATAACTTGTTCCTGGGCCAGTGCGGATGCTTTGTGGGCTTACGGCACTAACTTGAAATCTATCTCCAAGCGATGTTGGCGTTTCTTCGTACCATTCGTTTACACGAACAACTAAGTCACCAGTTCTAATTTCTGGATACCAGCTGAACTGAACAGTTGGATTATCTTTCCAAAATTGACCAGTGCTTAGATTCATACGAATTTGAGGTGTGTCAGCAGCTAGCATATATAAGTGATAACAAGTTGGTTTAAATCCACCACTGAATGTTGTTCCATAACAAGTCCCACAGTAACTATTACCCGTTTGACGGTATACTTTGCTAACTCGTGATTGGACAGCAGCATTAGGTTGTGATGGGTTTGGGCTATCTTGGCATTGTTGACAGTATCCTACAAGTCCAAGAGCAGCATCTTCTGCACGCCAAAGTTGACGTACAATAACTTCTTCTCCATACCATTGCAAAGCTTCATCGTGGAAACGTTGCTGGTCAGTCTGAGCCCATATTTCACGTTGTTTTACAACGAGAAGAGGGCTTTCTTGCTGGGTGGATAGTCCACCGGCACCGGGTACAACCGGCCCTGGCTGTGGATCAATACCAGACATTTATTATGCTCCACCCATGTTAGCTGCAGCGTATTGGAAGTGAGGACGTGCTGGGTTGACAAACATTCGTGGGATAAGACCACCAGCAACCAAGAGACTTCTGCGTGAACCAACCATGAACTGACGCTTCATTTGACGTAGTTGCTTGTCAGCAATTTCTTTATCAAATAAGTACAATTGCCACCATCTCTGGTAGTAATCTCTACGATCCATCCAAGCAGCGTTCATACCTTGTGGTGAAGGTTGTTCAATATAGTTACGAGCAATGTGCTTTAAGAAGTGAGCATAAGTCTGGCTAGCTAGTACACCGTAATAAGTGCTTGGGAATGGGACTTGAGCATTTAAACCAATTTCATAAGCTGGGCTAAAGATAGGTTGAAACTCGTAGTTAATGTAGTCAATTGCTTCATCTTGCATGATCATTGCAACTTCTTCATACATGATAAAACCACTTTGATTAAGTTCTTGTAAGTAAGGTCCGCCAGCAGTGGAGTCAAAACTCTTGTCTAACCTATGAACAATCCCAGTAACCATTTGACGTTCATCGTAGCTAAGGTTGCTCCAATATGGCATCTGATCAGTAATAACAATACTATCTGTATATACTCTTGGTGATCCACTAATTGTGTAATTCCAAGTAACATTGTAATTGCCTTGGATTGATGATTGATTAGCAGTCAACGTATATTGGTAAGTTCCTGTGCTTTCGTATGTAGCAGTAGTTCCTGCAGGAACAATAACCGTACCGTTATCAGAATTGACAATGCTAAGCGTAACGTTTTGATTGTCAGGGTCAGTAAGAACACCTTGTGAGTAGGTCATAATGCCTACTGGCTCTACTGCATATTGTGGAAAGGGGCGTACTCTCATATTTTTCCTTAGTTAAAAGTAATTGAACCAGTGCTGGTCCATTCTGCATAGTTGTATACTCCATCAGTAGACTGTGCGTGGCTTCCTACGATGGTTGGAGTGCCTGGGTAATCAGCAATTGCCCATCGTATGGCTACATAACCAGATTGTCCAACGTTTTCTGAGAAACCACCAGTTCCTGGTAGATATTGTGATGGAGTATTACCTTGAGTAACTGTACCTCGACCACCACCACCACCACCGACGTTATATGGTCCCATAGTTCCAAATGGTCCAATAGGGGTAGATGGTCCACCATTACCACCAGTGGTACCAGCTCCTGCGCTACCATTGCCATTAGATCCTGCACCACCACCACCAGCACCAGCAACACCTGTTCCACCAGACCATGAGTTGTTACTACCACCAGTTCCTCTATTGCTAGTGGTTCCAGGTCCTCCACCGTTACCACCGAAGCCAATTACGGATACAGTAACTCCGTAATCAGTTGCACCACTATTACCACCGGTTCCAGCAGTAGCAGTTGAAACAGCAGTTGCACTACCACCTGCTCCTATAACGCATGATATAGTTTGTCCTTTTGTTGCTTGTGCTGATCCACCATTAACTAAGTTTCCTGCAGCACCTCCGGTGTACCATCCACCTCCACCACCAGCTCCAATAGTGTAAACTGTTATTGGTACAAAGCCTGGATAAGGTGTTGCAGTCACTGAAGATACTGGTGCTGAGTAACCAGCTCCATTATATGGAGCAGCATAGAATGTGTAGGATGTTCCTTGTGCAAAATTATAAGTAAAGTAAGCTTGGCTTGTACCAGAAGGTACTGTTTGAGTAGTAGTTGCTGGTGAAGTGTATAGAAGTATATTTGAATATGGACCACCACTGGTTGGAGGAGTCCATTGGTAATCGAACTCTGCGGTTCCAGCTGCTCCGCCTGTCACTCCAGTTACAGCGCCTGGAACAGCAACTATGTAAGGTTGAACAGCACTGCCTGCAGTTGCAACAGGACTTTTACCACCAGAGTTAGTAGCTACAACAGTAGCAGTGAAATTTGTATTTACATAATAGTTATTATTAAAAGCAAGGCTATTAAGGCCATAAGAAGTTGTACCAGAATAAACATCACCATTTGTACCAGAAAGAACTACGTTATAGTTAGTTGGTTGACTGTATTGCGTATTAAAAGTTGGTTGTGTCCAGTTAACTGTAATTGTTGCATTGGCAGTTGAAGAATTAAATCCAGATCCAGATGCGGTAACTGTTGAAATAACGGATGGAGAAGCCTGTGGTGGGAATTTAAACACCACTGGGGTACCTGGAGTATCTGGGTATGGTGATCTTGCTTTAGCAGTAACGTTGACTGTACTAACTGGAAGAATTGGATTAGATGAATTGATCAATGTCCATGTTGTTCCAGAATAACTTACGCTATTGTTAAAACCACCAGTGCTATCAGCATAATTGTAACCCGTAGGCAAATTGTCTAATGTATTGGTGTCTGGTGTTACAACAATGTTGATACCAGCATTAACAGATCCAGATAATGTAGCAGTAAATACTGGCACCTTTGGTGAGCCAAATGGGTTTGGTGTTAAAGGTATGTTTGCTCCACTAGCACTTGTACCAGCGAAGTTTTGTGATTGGACATAAAATTCGTAGGTCATACCTACAAAATAACCATGGTTAAGAATACCAGTAACCGTTGGATATGTCATTGCTGACCCTGAAAGAGTGAATGAAGCACTATCGGTAGTTGTTATTTGTGTATTAGGGTCTGTGTACGAACCATATGCAGAAAGCAAATAACTTGTAGAACCAGATACTGGTAGGAATGTGAATTGTACTCCAGATGTAGATAAAGTGTTTACAGATAAACCAGACGGCGTAGCTGTAGCAACAAAAGGTTCTACTTGATTACTCTGATTGCCATAAGAACTAGCACCTTTGGCATTAAGTGCATAACCTTTAAATTCATAAAGGCCATTAGGAGCAAATGGGTAAGTAATTGTTATTGGGCTTGTAGTGCCGGTAACAGTCGTACCGGTAACTGCAACGATTGGTGATCCACTAAAAGCAGTAATAGCATAATTAGTTGCTCTTTGACCATAAGGGTTTGGTGTAAAATAGACTTGGACTGTGGAACTACTACCAGAAGTTGTTCCGCCTGAAATAACTACGGCACCTGAGGTGGTATCGATAAATGGAGGTTGTGGCTGTAAGTGGCCAGACTCCTCCGAAGCAATAACACCGAAGATGATAGGCATTGTTAGATTACGTCTCCAGTGATGATCCATGTTGGGCTTGCACTCATTGTGGTACCCAAGTAGATAGCAGTAGCAGCACTATATTGTGCTCTAAGTTGTGGGTTGGCGCCACCGTTCAAAGCACCCGTAGAAATAAGGGTTGCACCACCGGAGAATGCTGTTACGGTGCCACTAGTAAGTTGAATGAACGTGATCTGTTGACCATAAGTAATACCACCAGAAGGTAATTGAATTACGCAGTTACCACTAATTTGTACAATGTTATTAATGTCTGTGGTGTTTGCAATGTATGTAGCTGATCCACCATTACTATCATATACATATTGAATTACACCAGCAGGGATAACGTTTGACCAATAAGGTGAATTGCTTCCTGATGCGCTTGAAACAAAGAATTGTCCACTTGCAGTCGGCGATGGGAAATCACCATTGGCGATTTGGTTAACAACACCAAAATCAGTAATAAGTGGTCCAGCAATCCATGGAGTTACTCCACCGCTAGGCGTGCTAGTAGGTGATGTGCCTTCTTGGTTTCTAACTACCGTAGCAACAGTGCTTGTAGCAGATGTTATATAAACAATTTCTGGTGAACCACTAGCACCATAGTAACCTGGGTTAAGCACAATAGGCATGTATGAACCACTTGGGATAGTGGTTGGCCAGTTGGTACCGGTAATAGTAGTTTGTGCAGAACTAGCAAGAACACCCGATGCCACACCATAAACAAAGTCTTGACGATAACGTGCCATTTATCCTACTTTGCAGGTGGTGTGTGGATTGACTGAGCGTTAATTGCAGAAGTGTTGAAGCGTAGGTAGGTTTGTGGCAAACGACCATCTTGATTGACGTGGCAATAACTCGGATCTCCGGCCTGTCCATGGGACACCGTGAGGGGGTTCTTTGCGTTAGCGCCGGTAACGTCAACTACAAGTGCTGTGTGCCAACCGGTTCCTGGGCCATAGACAATTACATCGCCTGGCAGAACATCCTTGAGGGCAATCTTAGTCCCATGTGAAAGCAGTGTGCCGGTGTAGCCGGTGTGGTTGTAGCTCTGAGCATTTGGGTCAGGAGCGCCAGCCCAGTTGTACATCAATGTCACAAAGGCTGAGCAGTCAGCGATAACTGGCAGTTTGCCTGGGTGTCCAATGCTGGACATGCGTTGTGGTCCTTCTGAGTATGTGAATTTGTCGTGATTAGCAGCGCACCACTTAGCCCAGTCAACAATTGTTTGTCTTACGTCAGTCATTATTTTTCCTTATCTTATTGTGCATTTGGATCTACAAAAGTAGTTCCGTTATATTGCCAGCCAATATATGCTGGGTTTGTTTCGTCATATTGGATACAAGTTGTTCTAGTAACAGATTCTGCTGTCTCAAGGGAATCGGCTACTATGATGTTCTCCACTATGTTATTAGCATCAAGAACTGCAAAAGTTAACATATTTTCCTCAATTATCCTATAATCTATGGTGTTTTTAAGTAGGTACTACATCTTCACCAAGGTTATTCACAGGCTCTGAATAGTCACCAGGCTGGTCATTTTCAGATGTGTACTCCCCAACAACGTCTGGGTTGTTAGGTGTAACATAGAAATTGACCTCGTTGACTGGCTCAACCTTGGCAGATTCTATAGATCTTACATTCATTACTAGGCTGAGTCCATAGCGAACCAATCCGACTGTTGTGGCAATTGCTCTTCTAAGATAAGTTCTACCCTTGGTAGTACCAATTTCATAGCTAACCGTGGCAGTGGCGTATTTTTTACGGTTGTTTGCCTTGGTTACAGTAGCTGATACGCTCTGCAATACTGAAGCATTCTTATGTGTAACTTTTCCACCACTTACAACTTTACCAATGAATATAACAATATTCTTGGCAATTTTACGGTATGCATGGGATTTGATATTAAAACTCAAATTAGTGGATAGAGTCTTGATATAGGTAGCACGGCGTTTATTGGTTCTAGCAAGGTTTATTCTATTAGCGTTGGCATTCCTATTGAACCTAGATAATTTAGTGGTTTTAATAAGCCCTGTAGTTCTAGCAATCGCATAACGATAGAATTGATCAATTTTTCCATCGAATGCAATATTAGTTGCAGTTACTTTAGCAACTCTAATGAACCTAGAAAATTTCCTGGTAGTAGCAAGATTAATGACTGCTGCCGTTGCTCTTCTTGTGAATCTAAATAATTTGTTATTTTTGGTTAACCCTGTGAATATAACTTTTATGTTCTTGCCATAGTTTTTGCTGACTTTAACGAGCATTGCACGGTTAGCTGTTGCGAGGCGTCTAGCTACGACAATTCTTGTTGCAATGGTAATGCCTACTTGGGTTGATTTAGCTACTCTAATAAATCTAGATTGTTTAGTAGTGGTAACCAAATTGGTTGTTCTAGCTATGGCATAACGGTAGAATCGATCGATCTTTCCATCTCGTGCTATGTTGATAACCATAGAAATGGCTTTTTTAAAAAGAACATTAATTCTATAAGAATTTGCTATGTTGATAGCATTAGCTGAACCGGTTCTTATAAACCTACCAATTTTAATAGTTTTGACAATATTGATAGCTATAGCACGGACTCTGGCATTATATGTCCTGCTACTCTTTACAAGAGATACCCTAGTAACGGTAACTAATTTGCTTCTAATGTTAGAATTTTTAGATGTAATAAGCGAAACTCTGGTGGCAAACGCTCTTTTAAAATTATTGTAGGATTTTATATTACGAACCAAGAACGTGGATTCAGCTAATGCTTGTTTTATACGTTTGATTGTTTTATAGCTATTTGCTATGTTTATACTTGTTATAGTGCTTTTTCTAAACCTATTAAAAGTTTTACTAGAATTTACTAGTCTGGTTGAAGTAGCGATCGCACTTCTGTAATATTGATCAAATGGCTTTAAACTAGTTGCTAAATAGGTTTGCAATGCCTTAGCAGTACGGGTGAATCTAGATCGTTTGACAATAATTACTGATTGTGTATAGGCAGCAATCGCTTTTCTAAAGAATCGATCGATGCGGCCTTCGAATGCAAAGTTTACAAGATTAACTATAGAAACTCTAAAATGTCTTGTGATTTTAGTAACTTTTGCGTAACCAATGCTATTAGCGGTAGCACGACGAATACCTGTAAAACGCTTGCTATTCTTTATAACACCAACATAATTAACTATTGCAGATTTAAGTTTTGACTTAATGTATCTAGTAACAATTGCTGAGGTTTGTAGAGCAATGGCAAATCTTAATTGGATATAACTTTTTGAGGTTTTTGCTAAATTTGTAGACGTAGATGAAGCTTGTTTAATTCTACCGATTTTTGACTGGTTATTAACCAATATTGTGGCCAAAGCGATGGCATTCTTAAAGTAATCAAGGTGTTTTTGGAATCCATAGCCACCTCTCCAACCAAGCTCATACGCTTCAGTATTGGGTGAATAGAATGCTCTAGTAAAGCTACTCTTAGGTCCTACATAAGGTGGTGGGACATGTGGACCTTGACCACCTCTCCAACCTTCTGGTACTTTACCATTTTTGTTCGTGGCAAAATAACTAAATAGAATAGTCTTATAATTACTACTATATTCTGGCGGGTGTGGTCCACCCTCACCACCAGTCCAACCTTCAATGACCTTATTATTGGTTGAACGGTACCCTCTAGTAATATTATTCTTGGGTTTTTTATTGGCCATTATGCTATATTACGCAATCTTTGATGGTTAGATTCTTGGGGAAGAGCAAGCTAGAAAGGGATTACTATATACTCTGTTGAGTTATAGAGGGTCTTACATTGTAAGGATCTAAAGGCCGTATTTACTAATGATGCAATCTACTTCTTGTTCAACGGTTAAGCCATTTTTGATTATAAAATCAACGTAATTTATTGGGTCTTGCCAAAGGGTATTGGTGTCCTCAAAACGGCTTTTTTTGATACGGTCCATCCAGATAAGAATGTCTGGTTTGCCAAAAGCCTCTCTTGCCTCTTCCGTAGGGCAAACAAAATCCACAATTATGTTATGACCTTGGCGTTCTAAAAGTCTTGCCATCTCACCAAGCCTGCGTGCTTGTTCAACCCTGTCATCGTTTGAGAACCCAAGATCTGAATTGATTGTTGCCCTAACCTCATCAGCATTTAAATGAATTACAGGTATTTTTTCTTTTAAACCATTTGCTAGGGCGGTCTTACCTGATCCAGGAAGCCCAATAATCTGGATAATCATTAGTGGTAGAATTTTGTTATTGCCCAGCGCACTCCACTGATAACTGGTTCTACTTGGTGTGCATAAGGGAAGTGTGCAGGGAAAATAATCAATTGCCCCTTCTTTGGTTTAATTTTTAAACCAAATTCAACATAATTAATTTCTCCACCCTCGTAATCATCGTTAAGATAATGTGTTAAAGAAAAAGTTCTTTTTTCAAACCACTCACCACGATCCCAATCAGTATGTGCTTTATAATGATGACCTATTTCATACTTTAGAATTTGGTATGCATCAGATCCAATAGTATTGGTACGATACCTTTCACAATAATCGTCTACGTATGCTTTATAAGCATTATCAAAATGTTCTCTTATACTATCTATTATTTCGTTTATACCATCATTGGAAATACCCATAAGCTTTACTTTTCTAACTTCTGGAACATTTATGTTTTCTCCAACATAAGAATGTGGAGCCCAATTTAAAGAACCATTTTTAACATGCTCTTCCCATTCAGGAACCATATTAGAAATATTTGCTCCTACATTGCTATAGCTTATGATGCCTGGTGCTAATATTTCTCTTTTTATTTCATCCATGATTTACCTTTTATTTTTTAACTGTAACCATGAACTCAAGAGGTGATTCAAATGTTTCGCTCCACACTGAGTCATCAAGCAATGGTTCTACATGTTTAAACATTCTTACTGGAGTAGTTGTTACTAAAATTCCACCTTTTTTTAGAAGAATAGATGATGCGGTTAAAATTTCTTTTATAACATCTAACCCGTCTTCGCCACCAGCTACTGATGTTAGATCGTAAGGGAGAGTATCCACTTTTGAAAGGTCATCTGGGATGGGTATGCATGGATAACCTGCAAGAATAAAATCGACCTGACCATGAAGATGTTTAAGATTATCAATTGAATCAAGAGCACTACACATCACTGGAATGAATTTAGAATTGCTTTTATTTATTTGCTCTTTAAAACCATCTGCATTCTTTGTAGTCCAAAAAAATGGCTTTTCATATTTCTCTACACCATAAATTACTGAATTGGGGAATTCTATTGCCATTGCTATGCCGAGCATGCCTGATCCAGCACACATGTCTATTATGGTAAGGCCTTCTAATGAATTAATCTTTTCTTTTACAAAAAGTAACATGTTCTCAAAAAACACATCAATTCCATAAGCCTCTGCATAAACACCCTCACCAATGGCTATTTGCAATCCACGAAACTCGTAAAAGCCGTCATCATATGCTTTTTGATTTAAAGGCAATTCAAATTGTTCTCTAAGCATATTTTGTCTCCTATTTTGATTCTATAGCCCACATAGGCATTATGTCCACAACTAAATTAATCCTTGGTGTTGTTCCATTGTTATCAACTGCATGGCGTTTAACATTATTTATCTCCCAGATTTCCCCTGGCTTCATGTTTATAGTTTCGCCATCAACCCATGTTTCACATTGAGGATTAGTTATTATCGGTATTTGATGTCTATGTACAGCACTAAAATATTGTCCAAGATCCATATGAATATAGATATTGGTTCCAGCTGGCAATAAGAAATAAAATATTTTAGCTGCTTTACCATCGCAGTCTTTTTCTAATTTATCGATTATTGGTTTAGTTAATGCCCAAAGTTCTTTATCTTTACATTCAAATTCTGGCGTGAAAGGTGCCGGATAGAACCAATTCCTGGGGTAATCTTGCACTATTAGAATTTTACCATGTTGATGGTGGATTATATTTAACCGTTCATCAAAGTATTTATCTTCATTCTTGCTCAACAAATAATCCGCAATTTTACCAACGTCTACGTTGCCTTTGTTAATAAAATTAAATGGATTATTGTATTTGCTCCAAACCTTAGTTAGTGTCATTTAAGGCTCATAACCAAAGATTTCAAATTCCCAAGACCATTCTTTTTGTATAGTTTCAAGTTCTTGTTTGCCAAACATATTTTTATAGGTAATATGTTGTGGTTTGTATTTGCTTTTTGCTTTGTAAGGTATTGTAATCTTTGGCAGCCCAACCATTGGTAAAATTTTATTTATTTCGTTTTCTATTCCATTCTCATATCGTAGAACATGATCAACTAGTATTTCACCATTTGGTGCATATATCCATTTTGTACTATTAATAGAACGAAAATCTGTTTCTTTTCCATAGAAAAACATTTTATTTAAATAATCTTTTTGTTTTAGAGATAACGCATCCCAGTCATAACCGCCACCATATTCAAATGGGTCAGCATTATCATTGGTTTTTTCTCCCCAATATTCTTTCATTTTATGAAAATACCATGAAGCTACAATCTCATATGGGTGTCTTACAAAGACAACAGAAATTGTATTATTTATTTTTTCTTCACCGAATATATCACATATATCATAATATGAAGCATGGTTTTCTAGTTCAATATTATCATATATATGGTTTCTTGGCATATGACCATACTCTGAAGGTTTAAGTTCTGTGCAAGTAGCATTTTCTGGAACTATATTGGTCAACGCTATTTCTAATGAGCTCCCACCAACTTTATAATTTTTTAACAATAAAAAGTTATTATCAGGTGAATAAATCATTATTCACCTTTATTGATTTTTTCCAATTCAAGGTTAGATAATGTGATAGCACTCTTTATGTCTGTTGCAATTCCGACTACTTTTACTTTACCTGGGTTAGTTCCTCTAGAGACAACATAAAATTTGTAATTCTTGTCTTTTTCTATGAACAGTCTTGTTGCAGTGCGTGATTCCGTAAAACGAAGGTACCTTGTTTGGTTCTCATCGTTCTTAGGGATTACCATTGTTTTCCAACGACGCTTTTCATTATATATTTTGTTTTTCTTAAACATTAACTTTCTACCTTATAAGTTTTTTTACGCCATATATTTTTTCTATACCAACCAACTTGATAATCATAGCTTCTTTCGGGATGGTTTTCCATGCTTCTTTTCCATACTCCTTTTTTCTTTTTAGCTACCCAGTCTTCTCTTTTGAATGGTATAATTTGCAGTATTGGAGTACCTTTAGGGATAACTCCTTCAAAGCCTTTTTTAATACTAAAAGGTATATTGCCGCCATGCATAAAAAAGTCACCGTCTACAATACCAGTAAATGTTATAAATGGTAGTTCAAACCTATTAAATGGGTGTGTCAGAATTGCACTATATCCTTCAGGAAGGTGGAAAGCATACTGAGTTTGCCAAATAAAATGCTCTTCATCATGACCAGCTGGCGATGGCATTGGGTCTGTAGTCATTGGAGGTCTATTGCTAATTGGCATTGGTTGTTGTTTGCAACGGATAGATGGTCCATTCTCTGTTTGCTCTACATAAACTTCTTGTGGCAAAGACATATAAAATCCAGTTGTCATAGCATCTAAGAATGGTATACACATCTTAAGACCCATAGCAGGCATATTGTTATTTGGATCTTTATTATCTAAAAACTTTGGTGTTTTTTTATACCAATCAGGTACGATTTCAACCATAGCTCCTATACCCTTTTTTTCTACGGTTGGGGAGCCTTCATAATGAAGTACGTTTTTATTATTCTTTTTAAACATTATTTATACACCTTCTTCTTCCAGAAGTTTTTTCTATAATGACCATTCAACAACTCAGATATAGGAGCTTTCACAGTAGTATCAGCTATGTCCCAAAGACCTTTTGTAGATTTAGCTACCCATTCTTCTCTTTTAAATGGTATCACTTGAGCTATAGGGGTGCCTTTAGGTATTTCACCTTCAAAACCTTTTTTAATAAAAAAAGACATGTTAGCACCGGGCATTACATAATCGTCTACCACCGCACTGCTTGTTAAGAATGGTAGATCCCAACGATTCAATGGGTGTGTGTAAAGTAATGAATAACCATCAGGAGGTCTTACAGTTATGTTAGCAAACCAAATAAAATGTTCATCTTCATATCCCTCTGGGACTGGTGATGGATCAGTTACTGCACTTGGCCTATTGTTAACGACAGGTTCTTTTGGATTATTATAACGTATAATTACACCGTTTTCTGTTCTTTGAACATATACACTTTCTTCAAGAACTATGGTGTAACCGAGCGTAAGGCTTTCAAGGAATGGGATGCAATGTTTAACTCCAGGCCATTCTTGACCATTTTCGTCAGTTACCCATCTTTTTGTTTTTTTGTACCAATCAGGTACAACGGAAAGCATAGGCCTCATGTGATCTATAAAACCATTACGACTTTCGTATTTTATGATTTGACGCGACATTACTCTTCGTCTTCCTCATTAACCTCTAGTTCTTGTTCAACGGCTTGCCATTTACCTATTGGACAGAATGCATTAGGTAATTTTACTTTTCCAGGCATAAAGCAACCACATTCTTTACATAGCATGGATGACTTACGAATGCGTGGACAATCTTTGCAAATTGCAAGGCGTTCACTAGCTAATTCGTCTTCTACTCTACCAATTTTTTTATTGAATAGATCCCATGGTCTAGCTGGGCGTTGTTCAGATGTTTCTTCGGAAGTATTCTTTAGATTTTCTAAATATAATTCCCAAGGCGTTTGCTTTGGTTGTCCGTTCATTTTTAACGGTATTCACTCGCAAATTCACCGGCTTCTTCATCGTAACCAAGACCAACTTGGATAAAAGCGCCGCGTTCATGATCTGTAATATCAATTACTATTGGTTGGCTTGTCATAATTGCTGCATTTCTAGCACTGCAACTTTGAACATGAACTACTTGACCATCAAGGATAAATGCCAAACGGTTAGTAGTATTGATAGCTATCATTGGATCTTCTGGGATTGGAATTGCCATATTAACTCCTATTATTTTCTAGGCTTTCACCATCAAAATCAGTGAAAGTATCGGTAGCTACATCATACTGAAATCCTACCGGTATGTCAAGTCCTGTTATGTTTCTTGCTATTGGCTTACTTAGTAATAAAGCTGCAAATCTCTCTGAGCATTCAATTACTTCTTGTACAAAACCATCAAGAATAAAAGCAATCCGATACATAGGAGGCGTATTATTTAGGTTTTCTTCTTTGTTTGTCATGGTCTCTTTCTATTAATTATAACGCTGTAAATGGTCCTACAGTACTACCTTGGGTGGCACTTCCGCCAACCGGTGAATCAATAATACCAACACTAACATTACCAGTTGGAGCAGTCTGATTGCTAGACAAAGTTCCCAGAGATGTTACCAATGCAGAATCACTAAAGGCAGTTGCTGTAATGTTGCTATTAGTGGTAACGATTTGGATAGAGTTAATCTGAGCTGTTGTGCTATTTGAAGGCCCTTGTAGAACTCCTGTTGCAATTGTAGTGATTGTACCACCTACAGATTGTAGCAAGCTTAGCTGGTTATAGTACTGTGTTGTGTAGTTGGCTGTGTATCCAGCGCAAGCACCATAAGAAGAGCAAGAATATGATGTACATCCTGTAGCGTATCCTCCACAAGCTAATCCATAACTTATGCACGGTGGGAAATACGGTGGAAAGAACGGAGGAAAGAACGGTGGAAAGAATGGAGGAAAGAAAGGTGGAAAGAATGGTGGGAAAAAGGGTGGGAAGAAAGGCGGAAAGAAGGGTGGGAAGAATGGTGGTGGAATTGGTGCGTAACTAAGGTTTTGCGGCTTTGGAACATCAATGGGTCGAGTATTTGGTGAATCTTCTTTTGTACGACGCTTTCGCTTAGGCAACGTTGTAGTTGCTCCCTTAGCATTTGGATCACCATAAGCACTGCTGTAACCATAACCTGTACAAACAGTGTAATAGCTTTGACACACTGGTCCATAGCCTGCGCATGTATAACCTGTGCAAGGATATCCACCAGTACAGGTATAGCTTGTTATGTTATTTTGTGAGTAAGCATTGTTAACAACTGCCCACCAGTTACCAGTACTTGTCCACCAAAAAGCAATTCCAGTACCGTTTGAAGCACTCTTCAACGTCATTGTTGCACTAGCTTTGTAAGGTATTGTAGCTAATGGGTAAGAACTAGCTGCTGTTGATGTGGTAGCTGATCCGCTCGTTGCATACCATACACCAGTTTGTGCAACCCAAAGTTGTCCTGATGTTGCTGTTCCTAATGATCCTGATGTTGTTCTTGCAAACAGGTCGCTAATAGGTGCTAAAGATCCTGATAGGAGTCCATAAGCACGAGCGGCAAGGTCACTTAACGATGAGAATAATGGCATTAGAAATTAATCTCCAATAATAACATTAGAACTTAGTCTGTCCGAGTAGCATAACATACGTATTAGCTGCTGTACATATTAATGTAATAGCATAGAAATCATAGTTTACTGTTGCATCTGCAGCAGTCCATATTGAACCACCTTGGTAGTACGCTGTCACGGTATAAGTGTTAGTATATGCTGTTCCATGGGCAGGTAGCGTAGTACCACCGTTAACAGTGTAACCATTGATCGTAAACCCTGATGGGAGGTAGGCTGTAGAACCATTATTTGTACCAACAGTGACAGTAACGGCTTGACCAACAGTAGTTGGAGCATTGGTTATTTGGATTTGCCATGCTGATGTTGGAGCAGCAGTGTAGACATAGACTCCACCAGAAACGGTGTTGAGAACAGCAGCAGCGCTTGAAGATACTACACCAGAGCTAACTACAACCTGTTCTAGAGGTGCTACGAGCAATGGGTTGGTAGCGTAAGGGATTATTCCACCTGTACCAGTTGTACCGCTTACAGCAGGACCTGA